CAAGGTAATGTACAGTTTGTAACACAATTTTGTAATTTAGGAAAAAGAGATTTCAAAACAGAAAAGGTATTAAAATTTATACAAGCAGTTAAAAAATCTAAATAATAAAGCCCCCTATTGCTAGGAGGCTTTTTCTTTTGGAGGGTTAGTTTTACCTAACAGAGTTAATTATTCAGGTCTTTTACCCAAAGGTTTTCCGTCTTGACCAATTTCTCCTGCGCGAATTTTGGTTGCAGAAACTTGTTGAAGCTCTTTACTTAATTCAAGTTGTTCGATGTTATATCCAACTCCTCTTCCATAGAAGACGTCTGTTATATTTGGAAGTTCAACAACTTTAATTTTATCTCCAAATTCGACACAAGCGGCGTGAATTTCTGCTTTAACTTTTTCAAAATCGTATGGGTTTTTTTCGTCAATACCCCCGACATCTCGTAATGCTATACAGCATTGGCCAGTTCTTTTTACAGATTCTGCTACTAAAGTTTTATGGCCAACATGAAAAGGTTGGTAGCGACCAATTAGTAAAGCTGTTGGAGCTTGGTTGTCCCATTTTTCTGTTGCATAAATATTTTCTAATGCAACCGAGCACCATTCATCAGGAGTGCCGTCTGTTAAAATTAAATCTCTTTCATCCCATCTCTCGTCTTTTGTTGGGTCTTCAAATAATTTATTGGTGTCAGCATATCTACCTTCTTCAATTCTATTTACCCATATAACATAGTCAGGATTAAATGCTTTTCTCGCTTCTTCTGTTGGGCAACAAAAATCAGATATTACATATCCTCCTCCTAATGCGGCCCAATCAGCAAGCTTGCCCATTCTTCTAGCATGTTCTATTCTATCTTCCTCAGAAAACCCTAAATCTTTATGAATTTCTTGTCTTACTGCGTCAGCATTAAACCACACGGCGTTAAGTCTAGGAACCAGCTTTTCAGCCAGCGTAGTTTTACCAGAACCCGGCAAACCCATGATAAGAATTTTTCTTTTAGTTTTCATTCTAATAAAGATACACTATTATGATAAAAAAGTCTTGACATTTCCAACAAAAAATGCTAAAATTAAAACAATGCAAAAAATCTGTAACTCATTATTGAACGATGTGATTAAAATTTCCAAGTCTAATCCGTCCTCAACACTCAAAGAGTGTGCAGAAAAAGCGGGCTACAAATCAAGTACTGTATACAATTGGTATACAAATTTAAAAACAGGAAAATGGCCAAAAGATTACAATAAAACAGAAGATCAAAAACCACTTGATCCAAAAATTGTTGATGAGTTTGTCTCTTCTTTTTATTTTTCTAATAATATATTTAAAATATTACGGCGCTTATTAAAGCCAAACGTTTTAAAAGATAAGTATTCTATAGCAAAGCAATCTAAAACATTAAAAAGAATGTTTAATGATTATCCAAACGTTGACTTTTGGTTATATGTTGATTTCGGCGAACCAAAAGATGACTTACTTTTATTCCTAGGCAAGGCTAAAATAAATTTAGATAAAAAATTTTTTGAATTTCAGGCGTCAGATAAATATACTGAATTTAAATACGAATACAAACCAGAGAAAATAACCCAGAGAGTAAAAAAGAAAAAAAATATCTGGGACTTTTATTGATTATGAGTGAAGCAAATGAAATGTTAAAATCTTTCCTTAAAGAAAATAAGGAACATCATTATAATTACGAAGAAACTATTGACTATAAAGTTTCTAGTGGAAGTCTAAATGTAGACTTTGAGCTTGGCGGCGGTTTCGGGCCGGGCTTGCACAGATTTGTTGGTATGAACGAAGGGGGTAAAACCTCAGAAGCTTTAGAGGTTATGAAAAACTTTCTTGTGATGCCGAATACGAGAGGTTTGTATATAAAAGCTGAAGGACGCCTATCTCCCGAAATGCAAGAGCGTAGTGGAGTTGATTTTTGCATTAAAGAAGATGATTGGTCCGATGGAAATTGTTTTGTTTTTGAAAGTAATATTTATGAAACAGTTCTTGATCTTATGAGAGCTTTGGTTGGTGATAATAAAAATAAAACTAAATACTGTTTTATATTAGATTCTCTTGATGGACTAATCATGAAAGAAGATCTTAAAAAAGATTTTCAAGATGCCCATAAAGTTGCTGGCGGCGCTTTATTAGGTGCTAAGTTCATGCAAAAGATGAGTATAGCTTTAGCTAAAAGAGGTCACATGGCTATTTTCATATCTCAAGTTCGTGCTGATATAAAATTAGACCCTTACACTAAAGCTCCAATACGTCAAACTAGTGCTACAGGTGGTAATGCATTACTTCACTTTGCTAATTATATTATAGAGTTTGAAGCTCGGCATAAAAAAGATCTAATATTAGAAAATCCCACTCAACCAATAGATAAAGATAAAAATAAAATTCTAGGTCATCACGCGAAGATTACTGTTAAAAAATCGCCGAATGAAAAAAGTAATTATACTTTACAATATCCAATACGATATGGCAGAACTCAAGGTAATTCAGTATGGATAGAAAAAGAATTGATTGATATGCTTTATGGTTGGGAATATATTCACAAAAGAGGCGCATGGATAACTGCTGACGAATCTTTCATTGAATTGCTAAAAGAAAACGATCTAGAGTTTCCAGAAAAAATACAAGGAGAAGCTAAATTAGGCGCTCTGTTCGAAGAAAATAAAAAGTTATCTAAATTCTTAACTTCTTATTTCAAAAAGATAGTCTGTCAATGATCTTCAAAACCCTAACAGGTTCTCAAAAAAGAATCACTAGGGCTAGCAAGTACCTAATTGATTGGGATTCCAAAAGCAAAAGTAAAATCCAATTCGACGCCAAACAATACTTAAAAAAGTATTGGATCAATCATGTCGTGTTTGAGGAATTCCCTGTTGCGGGCAGCAGATTAAATTTTGATTTTTACAACGCTAATAAAAAAGTCGCTGTTGAGATACATGGCAAACAACACGACCAATTCACACCTTTCTTTCATAAAACTCGCGCTGGCTTTGTAAGTCATATTAGAAGAGATCAGCAAAAAAGAGATTTCTGTGAATTAAATGATATAAAATTAATTGAGATTTATACTGACAAACAAGGCTCTATAAAAAAAGATTTAAATAAAAAAACATTTGCAAAATTTGGCGTCTACCTTTAATAAGTGTATATAATTATATGAGTGATGAAAATTTTAATGAAGATTTCGATGAAAATAATTTGCGCGATTTCGTTCTGCCTCAGTCTTTCCTAGATCAACTTTTTGAATTTTCTGGTTCTACAGATGGCAATAAAGGTTTTTTACTAGCTTTTGTCAATCAAAATGGATCCCCAATGGTTTATACTAAAGCGGATAACCAAATAGTAGAAATGGGTTTGCGCAAAGCTATCGAAAGGTATATTATTGAATCTGAAGAGGCTGAAATCTATAAAGGGGACGACCCTATTCAATAAATTTGCTTGACATTTCATTTCTTATCTGCTATCATAGCTCCTTATGATTGATTCAAGGAAGCTAGAAAGACAGTTGCTTTCGGGTCTTATGCAATATCCATCCACCTATAGCGATATAGTTGGATTGATTGATGAGTCCGATTTTTATACTGGTGGAGGAAGTTTTGTTCATGCAACGATTTTCAAAATAATAAAGAAAATACAAGAAAATGGTCATGTAGAAACTTTAGACCAAGCAATTTTATCAGAAAGGTTAAAGTCTTATAATATATCTTTTATTGATAATATTAATATAGATGAATACCTCTCCTCTTTATTATTAATCAAGGTTTCAAAAAATTCTGTAATTGAAATAGCAAAGGAATTAAAAACCTACTCAGCTAGATTATCAATAATAGAGACCTGCACCGAAATCTCAAAAGAGATGCGAGGAGATAATTCGCACTCCTTGCCTGAGATAATATCAAAGGCAGATCAAATCTATAACGATAAAATAAGTTTTTATTCTAAAGATCATGTTGTTCCTGAGAATATTTATGATGACCTCGAAGATGTTGTTGAGGATTTGGCTGACAACCCTGAAGAACCGGGCATGATGGCTCCCGACATGCCTTATTTAAATCGAATGTATGGTTCTTTATTAGTTCCCGGAAATGTTACAGTTATTTGCGCTAGAACAGGCGTTGGTAAAACTACTTTCTGCTTGGATTTTGTTACAAAAGTTTCTGCGGCTCACGAAAACATCCCTATTTTACATTTTGATAATGGTGAAATGAGCAAACTAGAACTCCAAATGCGACAATGCTCTGCTATGTCTGGTGTTCCAATGTATTTAATACAAAGTGGAAAGTGGAGAAGTTCTAGCTACATTGACCCCAATACTAGACAAGAAGTTTCAGCAGAGCAAGCTAAACAAAAAGTAAGGAAAGCCTTTAAAGACATGAAAGACAGAAGGTTTGATTATTTTAATGTTGGAGGTTTATCTGTTGATGAAATGATACAGGTTGCTCGTAGATATTATTATTCTAAAGTTGGGCGAGGTAATAAAATGATATTAAGTTTTGATTACATAAAACCAACAAACGAAAAAACAAATAAAAATAAAGCATCTTGGGAGTTAATTGGAGAAATGGTGGATAAATTCAAAAGGTTTATTCACAAAGATGTAGTATTTAATAATCGTCAATGCATCAGCATGATCACTAGTGTTCAAAGTAATCGTTCTGGTATCACAGGTAATAGAAATCCAGATGCAATTATAGACGATGAAAGTATCGTTTCTTTATCTGACCAAATAACTCAGTTTGCATCTCATTTATTCTTGTTGCGCCCAAGAGTCCCGATTGAATTGCAGACTGAACCCGATAGTTATTCTAGGGCAACACATCGTTTAAAATGCATCAAGAACAGAACTTTAGGGGAAGATAGGTTAAGGGCTACAGAACCAGTATTAATACCATCTTTAGATGATAACGGAGATGCTGTAGGAAATAATCGCGTTGAATCTAACGCTATATTATTAAGGATAGATAATTTTTGCGTAGAAGAAATTGGAGACTTAAGAGACATGGCTGATCAAATGAGGGTTGGCGACATAGCCCCTGACGAAGATGGAGATTTCACATTATAATTTATCACCAGAAAAAATAGAATCAATTCTTCAAGAATTGGGCTATAAGTTAATTGACAGAGGTCAGTATTGGCATGCCAATGCCGCTTATAGGAGCGGAGATAATTCTACTGCGCTGCAAATATGGAAAAATTCTGGTGTTTGGAGAGATTTTGTTGAAGGTTCAGTACCGCTGCCTTTTGTAAAATTGCTTGAAGCTCATTTAGGAACCAACGATAAAAGCGTTCTCGGTAAATATTTATCTGTCGATTCTTTTATTGGAGACACGCCTAGAGAACCCAACCAAGAGGATCGCATAACAATGGAAAAAGTATTTAATGAAGAAATTTTAGAGGATTTATTTCCTCATTACAAATTTTATAATGACAAAGGAATAGATTCTTCTGTTTTAAAATCATTAAAAGGCGGTCTCGCCACAAAAGGACAAATGTATCAAAGATTTGTTTTTCCAATTTATAATAACCATGGGCAGATACATGGTTTCTCAGGGCGAGATATGTCTAATAGAGAAAATGTACCCAAGTGGAAGCACATGGGCAGAAAATCTAATTGGATATATCCTTATTATGTTCCACATGAGGACGAATCTTTAGTCCAAAAAAGTATCGAAGAAAAAAATTCAGTTATATTAGTTGAAAGCATAGGAGACCTTTTAAATCTTAATCAACATGGCTTTTATAATGTTTTAGTTACCTTTGGTTTAGACGTTTCTCCTAAAATGATATGCCACTTAATTGGAATTAATGTTGAAAAAATCATTGTTTCTTTCAATAATGATTATAACAAATCAATAAATCGAGGAGCCAGAGCCTCCGTAAAGGCGTATCTTAAATTATTAAACCATTTTAACTTTAATGATTTATTTATATGCTTACCTACAAAAATTGATTTTGGCGAAATGAATTCTGAAGATTTCAAAAAATGGGACGAGAAATGTCAATGTTCTTTACCTGATAGAGCTAAATCTATTTTAGACTTCGCAATTAAAATGAAAGAATCCAATAGCTTATCTGCCAATTTAATAAAAAATATAAAAATTTTACAATCTTATGCAAAATGAAGAAATGACTAAGCTTTCGGCGAGTAGAATAAAAACTGCTCAGTCTTGTTCTTGGATTTATTGGTCAAAATATAAATTAAAAATCCCTGATACCTCAAACGAAGGCGCTTCTAGAGGGACGATATGCCATTTAATACTTGAATTATTATGTTTACCAAAACGCAAAAAATATTATAATAAAATAATTAAATCAAGTTCTTTATTTTCTGTACCCTCTGTAGAAAGATTAGTTAAAATTTGGGCTAAAAGATTAGAGGTTGATGATGAAGCTAATATAAAATTAATTGATGACATGACTGTAAATGGTTTACAGTATGATTATTTTGGAAAAGAATTAGCGAATCCCAAAGAAGCTTTCTCAGAAAAAGACTTTCATATTATAGTAGACGATAAAGAAAAAGGTTTCAGATATAGAATAAATGGTTTTATAGATAAATTATTTTTATACAAGAAAGAAAAGTTTGCGATAATTAGAGATTTTAAAACAAGTAAAAAAGTTTTTGAAGGTAAAGAAGTAGATGATAATCTACAAGACTTAATATATTCTTTAGCAGTTAAACATATGTTTCCAGAATATAAAACAAGACAATCAGAGTTTCTGTTTCTTAAATTTGATTTATCACAAGATTTATTGGGCGGCTTAGGAGAAGGTGTTCTTAAAATGAACCCATTATCTGATGAAGAATTAGAAGGTTTTGAATATCAATTAACTGAATGGCAATATTATTTAGATAATTTTGATGAAGAAACCGCGCATTCTGACTTTGCTGTTGACCAAGGCTTTCCGAAAGATGGTAGTTTTGGTGGATTATTACAGTGCGGTAATCGAGGAAAAACAGGTTATCCCGGCCAACTAAAGAAGGACGGAACTCCAATGTGGCATTGTCCATTTAAATTCGACTTTCATTATTTGGCGCTCAAAGATTCAGATGGTAATATTAAAAAAACAGCTCGCATAGAAGAAGAAGATAAATTAAAAGAAGTTCAAGAGCAGGGCGATACAATTGAAAAACTTTATTATGAAGGTTGCCCTAGGCACCAACAAAATTTTACAAAAGACATAGAAGACGAGTTCACTCTTTAATTAAATTAGTGTATAATAATTTGTTATGGAATTAGATTTTTCAGATGAAATCAGAAAACAGAATCCAGCTGGATTTGAAGAAGAGATTACTAACGAAGCTTGGGCTGCAGAAGAAAAAAAAGGTAAGAAACTTAATAAACCTTTTAGAACTTCAGGTGGGCCCAAAAAGTTTTCTGTTTATGTCAAAAACGAAAAAGGTAACGTTGTAAAAGTTAACTTTGGTGATCCAAACATGGAAATCAAGCGTGACGATCCAAAAAGAAGAAAAAGTTTTAGAGCGCGCCATAACTGTGACAATCCCGGTCCGAAATGGAAAGCTCGTTATTGGTCTTGCAAGATGTGGTCTCAAAAAAGCGTCACAAAAATGACTAAGGCAAGCGAAGAAGAGCTTGAAGAAGAGTTGGTAAATGAATTAGATGAATCTGAGGGCAAGCAAGGTTTGTGGGACAACATTCGCAAAAAGAAAAAAAGAATGGGTAAAAAATACAAACCTGCAAAACCCGGAGATAAGGACAGGCCATCTAAAGAATCTTGGGAAAAAGCCCAAAAGCCTAAAGACTGATTTTAAATTCGTTTAGGCAATAAGCCTAAATTTTTTCTTGACTGAGCATTGTTTTTATGCTATAGTATAAAACATGCTTCCATTATTTAAGTCTCACTACAGTATAGGCAAAAGCATTCTTACATTAAAAACTTCCGTAGAGAAGGGTGGCTCATCAAGCGTCTTTGACATCGCTAAGCGTCACAAATTAAAGGAAGTCATTTTAGTAGAAGATTCGCTTGTCGGTTTCTTAGAAGCTCAAAAAAGCGCTAATGAATTAGACGTTCAATTAATATTTGGTCTTCGTATAGATGTATGCGATGATATGAATTTCAAACCTAAAAAGAAATCAGACATTTGTGTTCATAAAATTGTGATCTTTGCTAAAGATTCCGCTGGTTGTATATTATTAAATAAAATATATAGTTGCGCTTTCACTAAAGGAGATGGAAGGATTGATTTTAAAACATTGAAAACATTCTACAATAAAGATCATTTAGAAATTGCAATACCTTTTTATGATTCTTTTATCTTTAATAACTCTTTTGAATATAAAGAGCCTTGTATGCTAGATGATTCTTTTTTTGACCCCACGTATTTTATTGAAGACAATAATTTACCATTCGATTATATTTTGGGTGACGTTATTAATAATTATTGTTCTGAAAACGGATTTAAAACACAAAAAGTAAAAAGTATTTATTATGAAAACAGAGAAGACTTTGAAGCTTATCAAACTTATAAATGTATTTGCAGTAGAGGATTCTCCAACAAAGCAAGGAGTTTAGACTCCCCCAATTTAGACCATTGTGCTAGTCCCGAATTTTGTTTTGAAAGTTATCTAGATCATGAAAGCGTATAAATATTCACAAGTTTGTTTGGTTCCCAAGTATAGCGAATGTCAAAGTCGAAGTGATACTAATACTTCGATCACTATAGGTAACCATAATTTTAAGTTACCGATTATTCCCGCTAATATGAAATCGGTAATCAATGAAAGTTTAGCTAAGTGGATGAGTGAAAATGATTATTTTTATATCATGCATCGCTTTGACGAGGATATGTATACTCAAATTGAAACAGCGAATAATGAAAATTGGAAAACTATATCTTTCAGTATAGGAGTGCAAGACAAGGATAAAACAATCATACATAAATTAAGAACTAATAAATTAAGAGTGGACTTTTTGACAATAGATATTGCACATGGTCATTCAATAAAAATGAAAAGAATGATTAAGTTTATCAAAGAAAGTCTACCTAATATAAAAATCATTGCCGGTAATGTTGCCACTCCAGACTCCGTTATTGATCTTTCTAATTGGGGTGCAGACATAGTTAAAGTTGGAATTGGGCAGGGCTCTCCTTGCACAACTAAAGATAAAACAGGTTTTACTATCCCAATGTTTACTTGCACCAAGAGCTGTGGAGATTGTTATGCTTCTCGTGATGATTTTGACGCTGGTAGAAAGATCCCAATCATTGCGGATGGTGGAGTAAAATGTAACGGCGACATCGCCAAAGCTTTGGTGGCTGGCGCAGACTTGGTAATGGCAGGTGGTTTATTCGCCTCTTGCTCGGACAGCCCTGCTTTGTCAGTTGATATTAATGGGGCTTCCCAAAAAGCTTACTTTGGATCAGCTAGTTTTGAAAACAAGGGTCACAAAAACCACATAGAGGGCAAGTTAAATCATATTGCAAATAATGGAATGACCTATGAACAGAAACTTGAAGAAATCAAACAAGACTTACAAAGCTCTATCAGTTATGCTGGTGGTACTAATTTATCTTGCTTTAAACATGTAAAACATTTTCAATTATGAGAAAAGACTTATTAAGATTTAATAAAGATCAGAAGTACGTATTTTTTGACTTTGAAACCTGCGGCTTAAACTTAGGTTCTTTTAGGAACAAGCCTTGGCAGTTAGCGTTTATCGTTATAGAAAGAGATCGTATAGTAGAAAAACATAATTATTGGTTAAAGTGGGATGACCTTTCTGTATCAGAAGGAGCTGCCAAAGTTACAGGTTGGACTCAAAAAAAGTACGATGAGAGAGCTGTAGATCCAATCAAGCCAATCCAACACTTTGAAAAATATTTATACGATCCAAAATATCTAAAAGTTGGTCACAATATTTTAGGATTTGATGTTTATATGCATGGAATTTGCAGAAGATTAATAGGTAAAAAACCTGACTATAGTTATCTCCCTAGGATGATAGATAGCCTAGCAGTTTCTCGCGCTATTCACAACAATATAGAAATTAAAAGCGGAGAAGATTTAATTCAATGGCAATACAAAATGCTTTCTTTGCGGGGTAGAAATGGTAAAAATAAATTAATTGATTTATGTAAAAAATATGAAATACCTTTTAATATTAAAAAACTTCATGACGCATTATATGATATAGAAAAGAATTATGAAGTATTCAAAAAAATGATTTGGAATATAGAAATATGAGTTTTATTAAAAATTTTACTAAGTATGAAGAAGTTTGCCCACCGGGCGTTAGACTACCAGAAATTGACGTTGAGCAAAAATATTATGATGAATTAAATTTACCATCAGATATTTCCAATTTAAAGTTTTTAAAAAGACTTTGCTGGGAAGGTATTAAAAATAAAGGTCTTGATAAGGTTGATAACAATCAAGAATATTTAGATAGAGCGAAAATGGAGCTTGATGTATTAGATGAACTTGGCTTTGTTGATTATATTTTATTGAATTGGGATATAATGAATTTTTGTCATGTTAACAATATCCCAACTGGGCCAGGTAGAGGTTCTGCGGCTGGTTCTCTTGTACTTTATTTAATTGGTGTCACCAAGGTAGACCCTGTTAAATATGAGCTTTTCTTTGAAAGATTTGTTAGTAAAAGTAGAGCCAAAAAAATAGAAAAAGATGGGATCACTTACTTAGATGGTAGTTTATTAGCTGATGTTGATAACGACATTAGCTATGAAAGAAGAAAAGAAGTTATAGAATACATTGAAAAGAAGTACCCAGGAAGAACAGCTAAGATATTGACTCTAAATACTTTAAGCGGAAAGCTCTGCGTCAAAGAATGCGGTAAAATCGTTGGCAACTATTCAGAACAAGAAGTGAACTTAGTTAGCGACACAATTCCTAAGAGGTTTGGTAAAGTAGCTCCGTTGATAGAAGCTTATCAAGAAAGCGAAGCTTTCGAAAGCTGGGCAAACAAAAACAAAAATGTATTTTCTATTGCTAGAAAACTAGAAGGTTTAAATAAAAATACAGGAGTTCATCCATCTGGAATAGCGATTTCTTTCCAAAAACTAGAAGACATATGCCCTGTTCAATTAACAAATGATGGCGCTTTAGTTAGTGGTTATGACATGAATTGGGTAGCCGAACTTATGGTTAAATTCGATATTCTTGGTCTTAGAACTCTAAGCGTTCTTTATGATGTATGCGAACAATTAGATATAAATATCGAATCAATTGATCCAAATGATCCAGAAATTTATAAAAATTTACAAAGACTAGAACAGCCGCAAGGGTTATTTCAAATAGAAGCTCACACTAATTTTAATGTTTGTAAAAAAATCAAACCAAAAAATTTAGAGCAGCTAAGTGCTGTTGTTGCTATCGCGAGACCGGGAGCGCTAGAGTTTTTAGATCAATATACTACTTATTCTCAAACAGGAGAGTTCCAAAGTCAGCATAAGCTTTATGATGAAGTTCTTTCTTATACAGGTGGTATTCCATTGTACCAAGAACAGCTTATGAAAATGGCTGTTAAGATTGGTTTTACTCTTGATGAGGCTGAGCAGTTAAGAAGAATAGTTGGCAAAAAGAAAATTGATAAAATGCCAGCATGGAAAGCTAAAATTAAAGATAAAGTTAATGAAAACAATTTAGATTCTGAAGTTGGCGATATCCTATGGAAAGTTGCTGAAGACAGCGCAAATTATTCTTTTAATAAATCCCATAGTTTGGCTTATGCAAATCTTGCTGCTTGGACTGCGTATCTTAAATTCAAGTACCCGCAAAACTTTTTCATGGCTCTATTAAAGATGGCTAAGTATGAACCAGCTCCCCATGAAGAAATAAATAAAATTTGTCAAGAGCTTTCTTTCTTCGGAATTAGTTTGTTACCACCTGATTTAGCAAAATCTGAAATGGATTTTAAAATTGAGGGTGATGATATTAGGTTTGGATTAAATAGCATAAAAGGAGTTAGTGAAAAATCTCTGCAATCTCTTAAAGATTTTAGGGACAGCGAAAATCCAACAAAGTATGATATCTTTTTGTCAGCAAAACAAGCGGGTCTTAATATAGGTATATTATCTGCGCTAATACAAGCTGGAGCTTTGTCGGAATATAAATCTAGAAGGTCTAGACTGGTTCTTGAGGCACAAGCTTTTAATGTTTTAACTGATCGAGAGAAAAGAAACTTTGAGTCTCTTGGGTCTAAATATAATTGGGACGTATTAAATACCATACAATCAGTTGTGCAGGATGCCTTAATCGCTGATGATGGCAAACCTTTAATGAAAGAAAGTCGATTCAAAACTTTCCGTAAAAAATATGAATTGTATAAAGAAATTTACGATAAAAATAAAAAATACGAAAAGTTTGCTAATTGGTATTTTGAAACAAAGCTTCTTGGTTATAGCCCTACTATAGCCCTTAAAGATGTATTTACCGAAAGCGGTCAGAAGTTTGGCGATTCGTTTGATTTTAGAAATTTAGAAAGGGATTCTTATGGCAGGTTCATTGGTGTTGTTGTAGACTCTTTTAAGGGTACGAGCAGAAATGGAAATGATTACATCAAAGCTGTTATTAGTGACGAGGTTGGTGAATATCCTGTGATGTTGATGGATAGAAGAGCTCGAAATCAAAATGGTAGCTGGAGTCAAATCAGCGTACTTTCTAAGTTTCTTGAAAAGAGCCCCGAAGGCTTACCTAAAGGCAGTATAGTTATCTCCTATGGCAGTAAGGGAGAAGATATACTTTTTGCTCATTCGTTTGAAATAATGGATGAAAAAATATATATGAAATTAAGTGATATAAAATCAGAATAATCTGTGTAATTAACCATGATGGATTCAACTCCTAATTTTACTCCAAGGGCTCAAGAAGCTCTTAAAAATTCACGCGATTTAGCTATTGATTATAGATCAAAATCTGTTGGCGTAGATCATTTACTACTTGGTTTAGTTTCTCAAGGTAGGGGTTTACTTAGGGAGATATTTGATGTTAGCGGATATTCTATAGACGAGTTCTCTGATTCGATTGCTGAGTCTCTGACAAAAGGAAAATCAAAACCAAAAGAGGTTAATTTCTCCGAAGAATTTAAAGCTATTCTTGCTATAGCTTTTGAGTCAGCTTCCTCATTAAATCAATCTTATGTAGGAACCGAGCATTTATTAATAGCTATCATAAAATATAATTCGCCTGATACAGAATACCTTTTTAGAGAATCGGGGGTTAACCAACAAGCTTTATCAATTGCCATCAAAGCCCACCTATTGGAATCTTCTGAAATTTCTTCTTCTTTAAGAGCTGAAATTGATTCTGTTGAAGAACCTTCTCCTCTTGCTATTAATCCGTCTCCGCCAGCTCAAAAAAACCAAAAAAGCTCTAGTTCTTTAGAATCTTATGCAATCAACTATAATGATTTAGCAATCGATAATAAATTTGATAAAGTTATTTGCAGAGAATCTCAACTTGCTGAAATAACTGAAATTTTATGTCGTAAGTCTAAAAACAACCCAATTCTGCTAGGACAACCGGGCATTGGAAAGACAGCTTTAGTTGAAGGTTTAGCTCGCTCAATAGTTAAATCAGAATGCTCGGAGCATTTACTTGGTCACACTATTTATGGTTTAGATTTAGCGGCAATGATAGCTGGAACTAAATATAGAGGTCAATTCGAAGAAAGATTAAAAAATGTAATTAAAGAATTAAAAGAATTACCAAATCTAATCTTATTTATTGATGAAATGCACACCTTGGTTGGCGCTGGCAGTGCTGAGGGCAGTATGGATGCAGCTAATATACTTAAACCAATGCTTGCTCGTGGAGAAATACGTTGTATAGGAGCAACAACTTTTGAAGAATACAAGAAAAACATCGAAAAAGACGGCGCTTTAGCTAGAAGATTTCAGCCTGTTCACGCAAATGAACCATCTGTTAATGATTGTAAAAAGATTTTAAAAGGTATCGCAAACTCTTACGAAGGCTTTCATGATGTAAAATACTCTCAAGAAGCTCTTGATTTATGCGTGGATCTCTCTGTAAAATATATTCATGATAGATATTTGCCCGACAAAGCTATCGACCTTATGGATCAAGCGGGCTCAAAAGTTAAAATAGATAACTTCAAAAGACCAGAAAGAGCCAAAAAATTAGAAGAAAAGCTTGAGAAACTAATGATACAAGAAGACGAAGCGAAAACAAAGAAAACAAAAAAGTCTTTATTAGAAAAACAAGATACTATATTCATTGAATATAAAAAAGTTATTCAAGAATGGTCTGCGCAAAATAAATTAAATAAATATATTGTAGGTGCAGATGATATCCATCATGTTGTATCTAAAAAGATAGGTGTTCCTGTAGATCAAATTTCTCAAACTAGCGAAAAACAATATCTTCAACTCGAACCAGAATTAAATAAACTAATTATAGGGCAAGAAGATGCAATTAAATCCATTTGCAAAGCTCTAATACGCAATAGAGCTGGCTTAAAGGACAAAAACAAGCCTATAGGATCATTTTTAATGCTTGGCCCGTCTGGTATAGGAAAAACTTATACAGCTAAATTACTAGCAGAAAAATTATTTGGAAGTAAAGATAACTTTATTCACATTAGTATGACTGAATATAGTGAATCTCACACAGGCTCAAAATTGATTGGTACAGCGCCGGGATATGTTGGGTTTGAGACTGCTGGGCAGCTAACAGAAAAAGTAAGAAAACATCCTTATAGCGTAGTTTTATTTGATGAAGTTGAAAAAGCTCACGAGAATGTGCTTCAAACTTTATTACAAATTCTTGATGAAGGTATCATTAAAGACAATCTAGGTAGAGAAATAAATTTTCAAAACTGCGTTATTATGATGACAGGTAATATAGGTTCAGAAATAGCAAAAGGTAAAGTCGGGGTTGGATTTGCGGCGGCTAGCCAATCAAATGACTCTGATGAAATAAAAGATAGAGTTAAAAAAGAAGCTCTCAAAAAACTATCTCCTGAATTTTTAAATAGGCTTGATGAATTAATTATATTCAATAATTTTAAAGACGATAATTTATTAAATATTATTGATTTGCATCTTAGAGACTTAAAACAAAAGTTAAAACAGCGCGGAATAACTTTGTTTGTCAATAAATCTGCTAAAATAGAATTATTCAATCAGGTTTCTGAAATAAATGATGGCGCTAGACCTATAGATAGAATCATTCAAAATAATATTACCAATCCATTGTCTGAAAATCTTCTTGCTAAGAGTGGCGAAGAGTTCAAAAAAGTCAAGGTCGGCTTCGTAAAAGAAGAATTTAATTTTAAATTTGAATAATTTTTCTTGACAAACATTAGGTTTTATGTTAACCTTTGTTTATGAATTTATTATTTAAGACAAAAACTTATTTAGTCGGCCACATGCAATATTTAAGTGGTCGAGATTGGCGTGAAGAAGTTACAGAAAAATTGTCTGACATCGGTATAACTTGTTTTGATCCATATAAAAAACCTTTCGTTCAGGATGTAGAAGAAGACGAAGCTTCTAGGGTTGAGATGGAAACTTGGATGAAAACAAAGCAATACGATAGAGTATCTGAACGTATGAAAACAGTTCGTTCCTACGATCTAAATCTAGTAGATAGAAGTGATTTTATTATTGCGCATTTAGTTCCTGATGTCGCTAGCTGGGGTTCAGCAGAAGAAATTGTTACTGCTATAAGAATGAAAAAACCTACTTTTATTAGCATGGAAGGTGGTAAATCTAAAACTCCTTTATGGTTGCTAGGAATGCTGCCTCATAAATATATTTATAATAGTCTTGACGAAATTATAGAAATGCTGTATGCTATTAATAATGGAATTAAACCTATTGATTCAGATCGCTGGAGATTATTAAGAGAAGAATTTAGATAATATGAAATATTTTTTACCAATTTTTTGTTTTACCTTTATTCTGTCATTGGCTCAATATGATCCGTATTTATATTTTGTCGCTTTCTTAATGGGTATTATATATACAGTTCATAAGTTAACTGACAACAAAGATAAAAAAGAATCATGCTAGTTATTATATCTTCTGAAAAATTAGATTTTAATTTTGCCCTTGGGCAACCAGCGGAAGAAATTTTAAATGGTCTTCGTTCATCATTTATCGATAGCCAGGGCGAAGAAACTTTTCTTAGAGCCTCTAAAGTTATAGTTACTGAAGAGAATTTTTATAACGTAATTAAGGATAGGTATGGGCCGACTTTAATTGGTGAGCATATAGATAACCTATATGATTTGATTGATGCGCATTTAGCAATTTAACCTTTTAGCTTTCTTATAAAATTTATAACAGTATTAAGATTTGAATAATCTATTCTTTCGATTTGTAAATTAGCTTTAAAAGTTCCTATTCTATACCCTCTTTCTATGCCCACGCCTACTATTTCATCTACAAAATCATATGCCCCATTATTTTTTAACCATGTATAATAAAAATCTTTATTATCTTGATCGCATTCTATTAAAACATTTAACTTAGCCAAACAAGCCGCGTATAATGTTGCATCCCTAAAGCAATGTACAGAACTAGGTGGTTCAGACAAACAAGCTTCAAATATAACTTTCACATATATAATATACACTATGAATCAAAAAGCCATAAAAGAGATTAAAAAAATCATTAATTATGAAAAAGGTGACCCCGCCCAAAAGCGAGTGCTAGACAAGCTTAAAAGGCAATATTCTAATTTAAGTTCTGGAGCAAGAAGAATTTTTCTTGACAAATTGCAAAATTTATATAATAATACTACTAATTAAAAATTATGAGTGAAGATAATAATAAAAGTGCATCGCAAAGCGATTGGAAAAAACGTGAGCTCGGCGCTCTTTGGCGCAGAGAAGGAAAGAATCAGAATTACCTTTCTGGTTTATTAAAGATTGGTGAGTTTGGGGTAGAACGCGAACTTCGTGTAGTAGTTTTTACCAATAAAGGTAAAGCTAAAAACGAAAAAGCTCCTGACTTCATCATGTATGAAGAAAAAGCTAGAGAAGATGTTAGTGTTGATTCTGTAGCTAAAACTGAATCTTCTTCAGAACCTGCTGCTCAAGAGGCTGACGAAGATATCCCAACAGTATTGCAATAATTTAAAATGTTGCGGATTGTTTTATTAACTTTCTTCTTGGCTTATGTATGTGCGGACAGCCACCCTGCCCTTGAGGCAGAGGTGGCGTCTTACCACGTATATGGTTCTAGCCTTGGTGTTGGAGACACGTATGGTGATGCCTATGCACAAGCGCAATCAGGAGTCCCTTATGACGCTTCTGTTTATAATAAAAACGTGTTCAAACCATTTCGCGCTGGTGACAAGTGGCGTATAACTTTGATGTGGAGAAAGGTTAAAAATTGAGTTTAGAATACGCATTGATAACAGATAGCTGCTTGCCAGAAGAAGTTAAAAAAAGCGAATACTTTGTGGCTGTTGATAAAAAGCAATGGTTAGATTTAATTGATTACTCCGAAGGTTTAGTAGATGCTGACCCAAATCAAAAAGTTCTATTTTTAATAGTTGCCAAGGGAACTCCTGAGCAAGAAGAAGAAGCTGCTCGAAAGAAAGCTGAAAGACAGCAAGAGTGGGAAAAACTTAATGCTGAAAAAGAGGGTGCTGAACAACAATTATTAGCAAAAGAACTTGCTGAAAAAGAGCGTCTCAAAAGAGAGCGAGAAGAAAAAACTAAACTACGCAAGAAATCTGAATCTATATTTAACGCATTGTACCATCGTTAATGTACGAATACAGTTTTAAATTTACTAGAGTAGTAGATGGCGACACTGTCGATGGGATTATAGATTTAGGGTTTGGCGTGTCTTTGTCAGAAAGAATTCGTCTGTATGGCATTGATGCGCCTGAAACTCGACTTCAGAGATCAATTAAAGATTATGAAGAACGAGTATTAGAAAAGAAAAAAGGGTTGAAAGCTAAATCTAGATTATTAGAGTTGTTAAAACATGGGTCTTCCCAACCAGAAGGTTTAATCATACAAACCTTTTTAGATAAAAAGGGCAAATACGGAAGAATCCTAGGTGATATAAAATATATATATGCAAGAGATTTATATAATAATAAACCTGATTCTAAACCTTGGGTTGGTTATAAAAGCATTTCGCAACAATTACTAGAAGAAAGCTTAGTTAAAGTATATAATAAATAAATATGAGTCAAGAATATGTTTATGTAGTGACGAGGAATAAAAGAAGAATTGAATCTCAAAATTATACCTCTCTTTCTCAAGCCGAACAAAGAGCCGCATCATTAAGAACGGCGCTCAAACAATTTGATCCAAAAGATGTTAAAAAGGTAGATGTAGTAAAAACTAAAAAACCGAAGCAAATTAGATAATAAAAGTGTATTTTATATTTAATGGGCTCATCAAGTTACCAAAATTCTTTTCAAATGTTTATTGATTGCGCGAACCTTAATGGTTTCAAAACTCGTCCAGCCACGAAATTAGAAAAAGAACAGGATATCGATCTTGTTATGTGGGATAAAGAAGATTCAACTAAAGCTTTTGCTATAGCGATCAAGAAAACCATTCTTAAAAAAAGCAAAAAACGCAAGCATCTATGGGGGTGGGTTGAGCTAAAAGACCGTTATGGCAATGAAGGATGGCTTTATAAAAAATGTACATTTGTTATTTATGAACGCAAAAATGATTTTGTTTTGATACATAAATCTGATTTCAGAAATTGGATCGAATCAAATAATTTACCTAGATGGGATTTACCTTTTGTAAAAGATAGTTGGTCAGCAGCTTTTAGATTATTTCGCAGACCGAATACAAGAGAAGCAATATTTCATTTAAAAATATCAGACGCCCTTAAAAATTGCCGTCATCACGTTTGGGCAAAGCCCGAAAAAGCTAACTAGACTACAAAAGTTTTCCGCTTTTTTACATTAACTGCATTTTTTTGCTTGACTTTTTCTTGTTATTGTCGTATAATTTGTCTCATATTTAATGAAACTAAAAATCAAAAAGCTTTCCGACAATTCTGTCGTTCCATCTTACGCAAAAACTGGAGACGCAGGAATGGATTTGACATGCACATCCATGACTAAAACTTCAGAATACTCTGAATATGGAACAGGCTTGGCTGTTGAAATGCCAAAAGGCTATGCTGGGTTTATTTTTCCCAGATCTAGCATTTCCAAAACAGGACATTTTTTAAAAAACTCTGTTGGAGTAATTGATTCGGGATACAGGGGAGAGATTAAATTAAGAATGAGTATTCCTGTCGATTCAGAAAACGAATATAAAATTGGAGATAAGATAGGTCAATTAATCATAATAAAGCTTCCATGGGTTGAGATCGAGGAAGTTGAAGAGCTTAGTGATACTGACCGCGGAGAAGGCGGGTTCGGAAGTACAGGAAATTAAAATGAAAATATATAATTGGATAAAAAACAAGCTATCAAGTAAGTATTTGGTGGTATATAAGACTAACGAAAACAAGATCAAAAGTTATGTGATAACCAAACCTAACCTTTTTGATTCTTTTGGTAACAAATCTGAACATAGAGATAATGTCGGATTCAAAGCTTATTGCTTTGGCAGAAAATCAATGAGGTCTTTTAGGCATGATAGAATTGTATCTTTAACAAAACTCTAATATGGATTTTTATTTATTAAATTTTATTTTGAATAAGTTTTGCCCATATTTAGCAATATTAGGTCTATTAATCATAACAATAGGGGACAGCGCTCCTTTATGTTATTTAATATTGCCTTTTATAGTTTTTATTGATCGTCACAGTTTTAAAACAGGTTATTCAGTTGCTTACTGTAAAATAAACAACATAGACTTGAATAACCCCCCTAATAAATAACTTTATAATAAATATATTATGAATACTAAAAAATTAATTGTTTCAGCCCTATTTGGGTTTATTATTAACGTCGCTTCGGCAGGTAACACTGCTAGTATTGGATATACTTCTGATTATTTTTACAGAGGCGCTCAAAAAGCTGAGGAATCAGTTCAAGCTTCTGTAGGTTTGGAAAAAGCTTTGGGTAGTTTTGCTGGATCTTTCTCCGCTTCTACTAATCAAGCTGTTAATTCTGCTGTTGATAGCTATCAAATTGACGCCGGCTTAAGTAAGTCATTCATGGATGGCTTGTTGAACGCTTATGTTGGTCTTCATCATTTTGAAGATGTTGCAGGTGAAGCTTTATCTGAAATAGCTCTTGCTTTTTCTTACGATTCAGTATTGAATCCTTCAGTTTCGATTTATCGTAACACTGATGATGATTTGTATACTTTAGAAGTTGGAATCTCTCATGATTTTGATTTAGAGTTTGCTGATCTTGAGCTTCAAGCTTCTGCTGGTAATACCGAGCTTACAAGTGCATCTGATAGGGATTATTATATTGTTGGAGCTTCTCTGTCAAAAGGTTTCGGCGATTCAGAATTAGGCTTATCAGTCGATTATGTTGATGCTGATGATGCTGAAGAAGAATTTGTCTTTGGCTCTGCTTTAACTTTTAAATTCTAATATAAACTAAATATAATATGAAGAATACTATAGATATTATCAAGTCATATGCTGGTGGAATCACTAGTGTATTATTATCAATCATCGGCTTGCTAGTCGTCGCTCAGGTTGTCTTTGGCACAGGGGCTCCTATCGACGTTATTGGCAATCTTCAAGAAGTCGTAACCGGTTTTGTCGGTGAGGGCGCTAGCTTAGCAGGTATTATTACTTTGCTTCTTCTTGTTGCTCTTTTTCAAAAGAGCGGTTGCTGCGATAAATCCAAATAAGGATTTTAGCAATTCTAATATTAAGGCGTCCTTTTTAGGGCGCCTTTTTTTTTGTTTAAAAACAATCTTATATCTATATAATATAATATGAAAGATAAAAATTGGGAACCCGAAGGCCCTTCTGATTTTGATGAGCAAACCGATGCTTTTAGGTTCGAACTAGACGATTTAATAAATAGATACCTTTCGGAATTTGATATCAATGCTTTTACTATCATGGGGGCTTTACAAGAGCAAGTGATAGAGCTATCGAACCTTGGTTCTTTCGAGGCTGATATTGATCTCGATGATTTTCTAGATGAAGAATAAATGCACTAAAGGTTCATGTGGAAAACCTCTACCACAAAATGGCAAAGGAGATTCTCCTAGAAACAATTTTTCTAAAAAATTTAAAGAAAATTTTGAGTCAATAAACTGGAAAAAGAAAAAAAAATAAAAAGAAAATTCGCTTAACAGTGGACTATATATGAAAGACAATCCCCAAAAGAAATACATTGCATCCGATAAAGGAAAAGCTGCACAGAAAAAAGCCCAAAAGAAATACGACGAAAAAAATTTAGAGAAACGGCGCGCTCAAAAAAGAGAGTACATGAGAAAAAAGCGCGCGGAAAATCCAAATTACTGTAAATGGAAAAAAAAGTCTTGACCAAATAGTTGTTTTATGCTAACATTCCTAAATGTTAATTATCGCTGATCATTCAAAATCCAAGAGAAAAAAATATAAGAAAAAATTCTCTGAAAAAAAGTTTCAATTAAAATGCGCCTCGCAAAATTTCAATTATGCTCAATATTGGAATATTTCTTACATTGAGAAAAAACCTAGCGGCGTTAAAACAAAATTTAAATGCGTAATTTCGGCAAGGTCAGCCAAGTCTGCTGAAAAAATTTTTAGATTAAAAAGCTCGGAAGATCACCCCGACTCTAAAATCTTAAATTTTAAAATATCAATGTTTCATTCCAATAGTTTAATAAATGGAAGAAAAATATCTATAACGAATTGGTTTGATATAAGAAACTGCGCCTTTCCTAATGAATTAAATATACTTTTTAAATACAATGATTGTAAGTAAAGATAAAATTAAAAAATATATGAATCTTTTGGTTGAAAATCAGCCAGATATTAGATACATCGTCGCTTCTTTTAGGAAGTCTATGCATAGCCTTTCTGTTGAAGAAATTTGTTCGGAGATTAATCTTAGGATGGTGAGGTCTGCGGAAAGATTTATAGGCGACAATGAAGAGTGTTTATCCGAAAATGGTTTTAAGAAAATATTATATAGAGTTTGCGATAACTGCGTTAGGTGGACTTGTAACGGCGTATCACTTAAGGATCGAATCGAGCGGGAAAAAAGGGTAGACAATTCTCAAATAAATGAAAATGGAGACACTATTTTGACCCTAACATTAAATACTGCAACCATTCGGGACTTTGAGAATTCGCAAGCCGAAGCTAAAAAGTCTTTTAAAACCTCTAATATATTAGAATGGATAGAGAATTATTCTGACTTCCTTACAGATAATGAGTTAATTGTATTTAAAAACTTGCGCAAAGGAGTGGCTAAAAAATACATAGCTAAAAAAATGAAAGTTAGTCATCAAATGATATCACTTTACGAACAAACTCTTTTCGAAAAAATAAAATCAAATGTAAAAACTAATTTTTGCATATACTCTGAATCTAAAAAAACTAAGTCGTCGCAAGATTCCATCAATAGATTATTCTCTAAAAAATAAAGTTTATTTATACATTAAAGTGTATAATATTCTATGCACAATAAAACTTTTTTGTATTTCTTGATTTTTATAATTTGTTTTTCCTTTTATAAAATATACGAACTTTCCAAGAAGAACGAAAGGTTTTATAAAATTTGCGCCGACCAAGAGCAGGTTATGGATATCCAAAATAGGGCAATTTATATGCAATCATTATATATAATAGAGCTCGAAAAGCTTAGAGAATCAGTAAATACAAATTATGTTTACTAAAAATACTTTGCGCGATTTATTAATACAATGCGATTATAAATTCGTATTTAATAGTATATATAAGAAATTCTATCAGAGCGAGAAATATACTAATTCTCAAATTGTTGAATATGATCTGCGCTATTCCAAGGTAGTAAAAGAGTTACTTTCTTTACCTAAAAACCCAAAAGAAAATTTAAAAATTTATCTAGCTAGTGTTGGTTTAGGAAATATAGATATAGATGTATGTCTTTTTGATGAAGTTGAAGATGAGCTTTTTTCATTTGATTTTGTTAGCTGGAAAGATATAATAGATATAGAAATATTTAATACAGTAAAAATGACTCAAGCAGACACTTTAGCTTATATATTATGGGAGATAACTTTTTGGGGCTTTTCAGAAGAAGATATACAAAAACAAAGCAAAAAAATACAAGATGAGTCAAATGAAAAGTGATGATAGCATTCGTCCTTGGGGCCATTATGAAATTTTACTTGATACAGATTATTGTAAAGTAAAAAGAATTTATGTAAAACCAAATCAAAGATTAAGTTATCAATATCACCATAAAAGGCAAGAAGCTTGGACTGTTGTTTCTGGCATAGCCAGAATTACTATAGATGACGAAACAAAAGATTATCATGCAGGGGATACAGTTTTGATTCCGTTAGGGGCAAAACACAGAATGGCAAATCCTGAAAATGATCAAGATATGATTTTGATCGAAGTCCAAACAGGAACTTACTTTGGAGAAGATGATATCGTAAGAGTTCAAGATGATTATGATAGACCTGAATCTCATGAAGTTATTAATTTATGGAAACCAAAATGGGATATTTCTGAGGATGAAAAAAGCAAATGAATTTATATAAACTACCTACTCACGAAAGATCGCCAAAAATAGTTTATGGAGTTATAGAAATTGAAGAGGGATCAAAAAACAAATATGAATATGATGGAGACCTTGGCGTTTTTATGTATGATAGATGCCTCACTTCTGCTATGGTTTACCCAGCTAGTTACGGCTTTATTCCCGGTACTTTATGCGAAGATGGAGATCCACTTGATATTTTAGTTATTAGCCCAGAACCAATAAAAAGAGCGACAGTTGTTGAATGCAAAGTGGTTGGATGCTTGGATATGGATGATGAAGGAGATAAAGATTATAAAATATTAGCGGTTCCAAATTTTTATACTAGAAAATATTGCGGACTCAAAGATATAGAAGAATCTTTTCTTTTAATTGCAAAAAATTTCTTTGCTCATTATAAAGATTTGTCAATGAGTGGCGACAAAGTAAAAGTAAATAGGTGGATTGAAAAAGAAGAAACTCTTAAAATAATAAAAGATAGAATTGTAAAATGATGACGTTAATTACTATAGCAGGACTGGCTTTATTATACGCCTTTTGTTCTTGGGAGAAATACAACTGGCATAAATAATAGTGTACCTTAGTATGTGCTAAGGTTTTTGCCGCTTCTTTTATTGAGTGGTTGTATTATTAAATACAGCCCAAAGCCTTCTGATACTAATTTTGATTCCGATAAAAGAGATTGGGTAAAAGTCTACGAAGAAGAGATAAGGATAGCCATAGAAAATGATGACCGAGAAGGCTGGTATTTCTTTTGGCAAGAGTATTTACTAGAAAAAGCAAGAATACAAGAAAATAACGAAACTATTATTATAAAATAATAAAAAAGTATATTAATACCGTGTATTATATATAAATATGGATAAAAAAATAGCTTTTTGTTTTTTAACTTATGACTCTATTGAAATGGAAATGCTTTGGCATAACTTCTTAAGTCAAATTGATGCATCAAAATATAGCGTTTATATACATGCAAAAGATCCAGAAGATGTAAATTTTATGTATTTTAAAGATTGTGTAATCCCCGACCCCGTGGAGACTCAATATTTTCATCCATCCTTAGTTCAAGCTCAAAATAAATTACTTGAACATGCTCTTAAAGACAAAAAAAATACTCATTTTGTTTTTTTGTGCGGCTCTTCTGTACCAATCAAGCCTTTTAATTATATTTATGATAATTTAAATGACCAATCAATATTTAATATTAGACAGCATGAACTTAATTTAATTGAAATTAAAGATCAATATTTATCCACTTTAAAAAAGTGCTCACAATGGAGTATCTTGAATAGATTTCATGCTGAAAACATAATAAAATATATGCCTGATATATTTGAGATTTGCAAAAATAACGAGCTACCCTTTAATGGCGCTCCAGATGAAAAAATTTATTTGTCTTTTTTATTGAGCTACTTTCCAGAAAATTTATCAATAATAGAGTGCTTAAAAAAACACTCAATGTTTGAATATTGGAATAGCAATCAGATTGATATTTTTGAAAAAAATTTTATATCCAGCCAACATAATCATTGGCCAGAGCGCCAGAAATCTTTTTATTTTATCAACAAGGATGAAATCGATTTTATAATGAAATCAAAAGCTTTTTTTATGAGAAAGATTTCTCGCCATTCTTTTATTTTTGATAAAAACCATGAGTTCCAATTTGAGGGTCGCGCTGATCCAAAAGAATTAAAAAAACTTCTGCAAGGTCATATTTTTAAATCTAAAGGGGTTTTATTAAGTAATCATTTAAAAAATAAAATTTTATAAAAATCATGATAAATCACGACCATGAATTTATTTTTATTCACATTCCAAAATGCGGAGGAACTAGTTTTGAAACAGAATTTAACTGTTGGTCTGCTAATAAATATAGGAGACGGTATTTTCACGTAGGAGAAAATAAACAACATCAAACTATTCAACAAATTCTTGAATATTACCCAGATTGCAATCATTATTATAAATTTTCGTTTGTCAGAAATCCTTGGTCAAGATTCTCAAGTGAATATCATTATATGATAGCAAAATCACTCTTACCTCCTAACTTTTCTTTTAAAGATTTTTGTTTACATGAAGATGCTATTGTCGAATATGGGTGGCCTTACCATGATAAATCACAACATGAATTTATTTTTGATTCCAATGGAAATTCTTTGGTTGATTTTATCGGCAAGTTAGAAAACTTCCAAGAAGATTTCAATATCCTCTGCGACAAAATAGGAATTCCACGAAAACAACTTCCTCACAAAAACAAGACAAAACACAAACACTACACCGAATACTATGACGATGAGACGAGAGAAATCGTTGCGGAAAAGTACGCAAAAGACATTGAGTATTTTAGGTATGAATTTGGACAATAAATTATGAAAGTTCTTTTTTTTTGGCGATTCCCATAAACCAATTTTTGTTGATAAATTTAAAGAATTATGAAAAAAATAATGATATATTACCATGTAGCTGGTTTCGGAGAATGGAAATCTATATTTGATGAGCAATCTTCTTTAATAAAAACTTCTGGATTATATGATAAATGCGAAGAAGTTAGAGTCGGTTTTTTAGGTCAGGAAGGAGCTTTAGATGCATATGTCGAAGATAAATTTAAAATAGTTTATTCTAGTGAAAATATTCAAGAATATGAACATCCAACAATTAACAAATTACTTTCGGATGCAAAAAAAACAAATGAAGAGTATTATATATTGTACATTCATACTAAAGGATGTTTAGGTAAAACCCCGTCAGGCATTAAAGGCCAGTATTATTGGAGGCAAATGATGAATTATTGGATGATAAGACGACATGAAGATTGTATTGCTTCATTAAATAAAGGTTTTAGCACTTGTGGTATAAATTCCATGCCAAGACACGACCCGAATCATTATTCAGGCAATTTTTGGTGGGCAAATAGTAATTATATTAAAAAATTAAATCCAATCGAAGACGGGCATAGACAAAAAGCTGAATTCTTTGTCATCAATCAAGAGGAAACTAAAAAACATAGGCATATATCACTATTCGGCCCTTATATACCATCTTTTAACAATTCTGGGCTTTACGCTACCAAAATGTTCGAAAAGCATTATAATTATTTAAATATAAATACTTTTTAGATGATTTTGAAATGATTAATCATACCCATAAATATATATTTATACATATACCAAAATGCGCAGGAACTTCCATTGAAAATACTTTAAGTGGAGCGGCTTATGCAAAATGGGATAAGCATAATAAAATATGGGTACAACACGCAACAGCCAATCAGATTAAGCGCCTGTATTGCCAAAATTACGAAGATTATTTCAGTTTCGCATTCGTTAGAAATCCTTGGGGCAGAGCAATTTCAGATTACTTTTGGATCAAAAAAAACCTAAAAATTGAAGATAGCTTTAAAAATTATTTGTTATTAGAAAACAAGTTTAATACTCCAAGGCTCAGTTACCCTCATTTACATAAAACTGGTAGAGGCGATCATATATTGCCTCAATCTGATTTTATTTTGAATTCAAATAGAGAACAAATGGTAAATTATATAGGTAGATTTGAAAATCTCCAACAAGACTTTGATACGATTTGTGACAAAATTGGAATACCCCGACAAAAACTTCCACACAACAATAAAACCAACCACAAGCGCTACGTCGAATATTATGATGAAGAAACAAGACAAATCGTTGCAGAAAAGTATGCAAAAGATATTGAGTATTTCGGGTATGAATTTGGGTAATAAAATATAACCTTAGATATAAAAATATGAATAAATATTCATACGGTCAACCCAAACATATTCCATTACGTGGAGGTTCCTATAAAATAGGAGCTTTTTGCTCGATAGCTGATGGTGTAAAAATATACACAGGGAAAGGAAGCCACAGGGCAAATTATGTAACAACTTATCCGTTTGGCTTTATATACAAAGAAGAATTTCCTCATGATAGTCACAAGCAGTTGTTAGATGATAAAGGTGATGTTATAATAGGTAACGATGTTTGGATAGGTCAAAATGCTACTATAATGTCTGGAGTTACTATTGGGGATGGAGCAGTTATTGCAAGCAATAGTCATGTTGTAAAAAATGTAGAACCTTATTCGATGGTTGGCGGAAACCCTGCTCAATTAATAAAATACCGATTCAGCAAGGAAATCATCGAAAAACTATTAGAAATTAAATGGTGGGAATGGCCAGAAAAAAAAATCAAAGAAAATATTCATCTCATATGCTCTCCAGATATATATAAATTTATAGAATCATGTACTTAATATTAGGTAAAAATGGATACATAGCAGAAGCTATCATAAAAGAATTAAAGTTACGTAATTTACCTTATATCGCTTGGAGTAGAAGTGATGTCGATTATACAAATTTAGAAGAACTCAAATATAATCTTTATATTTTGGGCAAAGATTTGCATATAATTAATTGCGCGGGATATATCGGCAAACCAAATGTTGACGCTTGTGAATTAGCAAAAGCTGATTGCATAGAAGGTAATGTCTTGCTCCCTGCAATGCTCGCTCAACTATGTTATGAAAAGAAATATCAATTCACTCAAATATCTTCGGGCTGTATTTATGGTGGATACGAAAAACATTTCACTGAAAAAGATGCTCCCAATTTTGATTTTCAAAATGGTAGTTTTTATAGCGGGACGAAAGCTCTTGCAGAAAAAGTTGTATTGCAAAATAATCCAAATAGTTATATTTTTAGATTGCGAATTCCATTTGACGAATATGCATCTTCAAGAAATTACTTAACTAAATTATTATCTTACGATACTTTGTTGGATGCAAAAAATTCTTTATCTCATCGCGCCGACTTTGCTAAATATACAATGAATCTTATTGAGCAAAAAGTACCACATGGAATTTATAATATTACAAATAAAGGAAGTATCACTACAAAAGATGTGGTGGAGTTAATTAAAAAATATAATTTATCAGATAAAAATTTTAAGTTTTTTGATGATTTAGAATCTTTTAGTAAAAAGACAGTCGCCCCAAGATCAAATTGTGTGCTGGATACAGCTAAGATAGAGGAGTATATCAACATTAGAACAGCTCAAGAAGCCATAGAAGATGCATTATCAAAATATAAATAAAATAAAAACAGGAATAACATTTTCAACTTTTGACCTTCTTCATGCTGGTCATATTGCCATGCTTCGTGAAGCAAAAGAACAATGCGATTATTTAATTTGTGGATTGCATGTTGACCCACAGGTTGAGCGCCCACAGAAGAATGCGCCCGTTCAGAGTATTGTGGAGAGATATATTCAATTGTCAGCGGTTAAATATGTCGATGAAATTGTTCCATACAATCTCGAAAAAGATTTGGCAGATATTTTATTAACGTACCCAATTAATATTAGAATAATCGGCGCCGATTATAAAGACGTTGATTTTTCAGCAAAGCAACTTTGTATTGATAATGATATAGAAATATACTATAATAGTCGAAGCCACGATTTCTCAAGCAGTGGTTTACGAAAAAGGATCGCAGAAAAAGAAAATGCAAATAACTAAAGAATTTATTGATAAACTATTAATTTTTGGCGCCGAGCTTTCGCAAGAAGTTTGTGAAATACAAAAGCGCGGTTTTGAAACTCTACAAAAAGACGACAAAAGCCCATTAACAGAAGCTGATCTTCATTCAAATAAAAGAATCTTCGAGTTTTTATCAGCAAACACAAGCGTTGCAAATATAATATCTGAAGAAAATAAAGAGATTAAGTACGAAGAGCGCGCAGGATGGGAGTATTATTGGCTTATAGACCCTATAGACGGCACAAAAGAGTTCGTAAAGGGTGGAGATGACTTTTGTATTAATATCGCTTTATGTAAGCATAATGAGCCTGTATTTGGATACGTCGCTTGCCCCAAAAAGAAAGATCAATATTACGCTATACAAGACCGAGGCGCATTTAAAAATGGTGAACCAATTTATTCAATTTATACATATAATCCTCAAGGCGAGTCGATCAAAGTTGTTGCAAGCAAATCCCACTTAAATAAAGAAACAGAAGATTTCATTGAAAATCTAAAAAAAGACCATGAAGTGGAGACTTTAAATATTGGAAGCTCCTTAAAATTCTGCCTCGTTGCGGAAGGTAAAGCTCATTTATATCCCCGATTTGGTCTTACAATGGAATGGGATACCTGCGCTCCACAAATAATCGCCGAAGAAAGCGGGGCTACAGTATTAATTTCAGATACAAAAGAGCGATTGTCCTACAATAAAGAGAATCTTCTCAATCCCTTTTTTATAGTTTCTTCAAAAAGTTTTAAATAGTTCTTGACTTTTGTTTTATTTTCTGCTATATTTGCAGAAATGATAATTAAAAAAGAATTAAAAAATGCAACTTTTGAATACGATGAAGAAAAAAAATGCTTCTATATTGGTTCAAAAGAAGGTGAACGTATTGAATTAAATAAAGTTTACGCATTTGCTTTTATGCGCTTTGTTGTTCGCATGGCGCAAAGAAATTGGCTTCGCCAATTAAAAAAAACAGATAAAAACTTTAACAAAACTACAGAAGATATATTACAGTCTGAGGATATTGATCATCCCGACCAAGTAACTTTTCTTTAAATAAAACTTTTATGTCATGGATTCTACATCTCAATCATTTAAATATGGTTTCCTCAAGTCATCCATGATTATCTTTCAAGCAATGGATTCTATGGCTCAATCATTTAAATATGATTTCTGGATGTCATTCATTGCTCTCTTTAATATAGTGGATTCTCTTCCTCAATCATTTAAATATGATTTCTACAAGTCATCCACTATTTTTTCTTGACAAATAATATATTATATGATAACATCTAAAATTATGAATAATAAACTCGCTATAGTTGATTGTGGTAAAAATACCTCTACTCTTTTTTACAATGGTAAAATGCATACATATTCTCATGATGAATTGTTGGGTAAGATTACTGATTTGCCTAAAGGTGCTAAAGTTATTTGCGAAGAGGCTCATTTAGGTACTGCTCGAAAAGCCCTATCAAAGTCTCAACCATTTAACGCAGAACAACTTCTTCAGTTTTATGACGATTGTGAAAATAAAGGCATTATTTTAAGATTTTTTCCTCAAGACAGTACTTTTCGTGCATTACAACATTATCGCACTAAACATAATCTATCTGAAGAGGAGTTTCCAAAGTCTGATGACAATGACCCAAAAGCTATATATCAATTATTGATTGACAAAATGGAAATATCATTGAGCCGCCCAAAGAAAACTTTTGCTGAAGATCCTGTCCGTGAAGAAGGTTATCTTTTCAAACAAGATCTTAACGCTCATTTAAATTATGCAAGAGCTAGTGAACCAAAAGCTTACTGCTTTGAAGATGATGGTTGTAAAAAATTCATTGTTGAGAATATTGAAGAAATATCTAGACAACTTTCCCCTCAACAACAGATCGCATTTGGTTTAGGTGACGAGAGCCGATACAAGAAAACACGAAAAATTAATTTGAATAAAATTAAAACGAGTCAGCTATATAGCATTGTAGCTACTTTAATAGATTATAATGGAAAGTTAAGGATTCGTCAATCGACAGGCGCGCTTCCCGGTTGGAAGTTTATTAAAAGATATGTAATTTGCATGACTCCCTTTCACAGAAGGGGCGGTGTTTGCAGAAGTAATTTATACCATCATGGTTTAAAAAATTATCTTAAAAATCAAATAAAGCTTAATGGTCTTAAAGAATTCCCTAAAGGTACTCGTGGAGTATTTTCTCAAGATCAAGATGACTTTTTTGTAAAGCATAGAATCGAATATAGTAATTCTATTAGGAAAATCTTTCAAATTTGTCGAAAAATTTTAAATCATAAATAATCATGAATAAACCGCCATTTTTTAACCATAATAATTCTAAAAAAAATAATAATATGAGTCAAGAAAAGAAGTTTGAAACTTTTGAGGAGATATCTTCTGAATTAATGTCCTCTGGTGATGTTGTATGCGCTTCAGATGAGCAAGAATTTTTCTACAAAGATACCGATGAATCAGTTCCTTGCGGAGAGCCTGTCGGAATAGATCTTCCTGTTTATGATTTTGATTTCCTCAAATATGAAATAGATGAAGATGATAATAGTCGCGACGCAAATAAATTCAGTTATAATGCAAGTCAAGAGTATGAAGCTCTAATCAATGATTGGATTGTCCCTAAAGAGGTAAAGCTTATTTTGTTTAAAAACATATATTGGAGACCTAATTATGAAGAAGAGTAATCAACCTAAATTATTTGAGTTCAGAATAAAATACAATGCTGGAGCAGGTCATGCGGCTCAAGATAGCTACCATTATTATAATGCTGAAAATGCAGAGCAAGCGCTTGATTTTCACAACTCAATGGCTAAGAAACATGATTTAAAAATGCAAACCCTTTCTGTTGAAAAATATAACCCTTATTCAGATTCTTGGGAAGATGAAAGTGTTATTTCTGACGGACAGACTTGACTATATATTCACCTATATGCTCACTCAAAAATTTTATTTGTTTCATTAATTTAGCTTTTTTTTCTTTACTCTTTAGTTTTTTTGCTTGGTCGTACAAATCTAATATAAAATCGTGAGTAATTTTTTCTTTTATCTCGACCCTTTTCACAATAAATATATACACTAACAAATCATGAATAATAAAGAACGTTTCATTTGGATATCAATAATTATTTTAGCGCTAACATACATCAATAGAAAACAATATTATATTGATAATTTAGAAAGCTTAAATAAAACTAGTCAGTTGTCTTATCAAATTCAATCTGATCAAATATCAGAAATGTTGTCAAGTTATAATACTTTGGCTAGTTCTGAATACAAAAAAGGATTTGAGGACGGAAAGACTCACGCTCTTATCACAGTCATGCATGAAGAAGAAATAAATAGCTATGCAGATGGCTATCACGCCGCAATCTCTCAGTTAGAATCCGAAGGCTTAAGCAAGGACATGATAAAAAAAGTTGTTAAAAATTTAGAAATCGATTGACAAGTATAACATATCATGTTAATATACTAAAATGGAAATCAAATCGAGCCAAATAATCTACTCCGAACATGATTACGACGAATGTTTTGAGTATAAAAACGGATCAGGAAGAGTGCCTGATGGCATGGCGATTGGCTATGAAATCGAAGATCATGATCTTGCAGGTTCTTTTTCTAGATTAATTCTTTTTGAAGATATCATGTATAGTAAATATGATCATAAATATTGGGACAATTTAGAACTAGAAAATGATGAGGATCGGTTAGTATTACCATGATAAATTTTGCAAATAACGATAACGACTCTCGCGAAAAAAAATATAAAAAGCTGCAAGAAATTTTAAATAAACTTTATACTGAATATGATTATTATGACGGCGATTTTTTTCATGAATCAGATTTAAGTGAGTTACTAGAAATTTCATATAATATATTATTTTTACAAAATAAAAATTCCTGCCAATTTACGATTGATAAAAACCCAAATAATAGTTTAGATATAACGATAGACAAAATAACATGAGAATGCAAAAAGACGAGAATGGATTTATGAGCGTTGAGCAAACAAATAATAGGTTTCTTAATGTTTTACATTTAATTTATTTAAGCGCCAAAGAAGTTGATGGCAAATATATCATTGACGAAGATGTTTTTAAAAAAGTCGAAATTGAATTAGACTTCAACACAAACGAAACAACTTTAAATAAAATAAAAGAGGATTGCAAGAAAAGATACAGAAAGCGCAAAAGTTATTTGCTTTGGTCAGACATTTTATCTAAAGGTAATTTTACTAATCAAAAAGATGCTAAGGATATACTTATGAAAGTGCATGAGTCAAATAAAGGTGGATTAAATTCCATGACTCACGAAAGATATGCAATGGAAACTATGCAACTTGCGCTCGACGATTATTTCGGCACAAATAAATTAAAAATTACCCCAAGTCGTTTTTTAAAAAGAAATCTCAAATCTTCAAATAAAAAGAAAGGGGTAAAATGCAAACAAAAGAAAAAATCAATTCAGAAAAGTGTTATTGTAAAAAACTCGGATTACTCAGACCCGCTCTTTTAAGTTATGCAAAAAAGCGCATCTTTAATAAGCAAGATGCTGAAGATGTAGTCCAAAATACTTTATTAATTTTATTAAATAAAAAATCTACTTTTGATGCAAGCAAAAGTTTCCTAAATTGGGGTATCAGTATATGCCATTTTCAGATAAAAGCATATTTAACAAATCAAAAAAGAAGCAAGATTGATTTTGTTGATTGTGAATTTTTTCATTCTATTGGTGATCATTCCAGCCAAACACCAAGCATTAAACTAATGAACAAGGAAAAGCCTAGTGTTTTTGAAAAAACTAAACATATTTTAAATAAAAAAGAGCGCAAAATTATTAATCTTACTTTTGAAGGTTTTGAATGCCAAGAAATAATGGATAAATTAAAAATAAATAGAAGCCTATTTTCTGCAAATAAATCAAGAGGGCTTCAAAAGGTAAAAAAATATCTAAAAAATCAATCAATTAAAGAATATCAATTATGATACAAATAGAAGATGCAAATAATGAAGTATATTACATTAATCCAAAGAATGTAATTTATGTTAAAAAACGAAAGCCAATGTGGAAAATATTATTGGTTAATGGTGAAATAATAATGACCAAAAATAAAGAAGGCGCAATGTCTATCGTTACCGCAATGCTAAGTAGATAATTACTCTTTTTCTTTTATCTTTTTAATTATTTCTTTTCTTTGTTCCTCGGTTAAGTTCTCGTATTGCTTCTTTGCTATGATAAATGCGCACCTAATCCTTTGATTCATTGGCGCATCAAAATCTTCAGAAACCAAGTTCTGAAGTGTTAAATAATCAATAATGTCGCTTTCCATATATGAAAATACACAAAAAAGCCTTGACATTATTTAAAATCTATGCATGATTATAGTTTCTTATTAATTATTAAAATAAATCATGAATAAATATACTACAGAATACATTGAGCTTACAGACCTATGGGGTCACGGAGAATATAATGCAGTTGGAAGAATAATAAAAGAAGAATCATGGAGCAATCAAAAAGTAGCTGAATTCTGCGCATACTTTGCTAAATACATGGGTCTTAACCAATTAAGTATTTTACATAAATTTCTATAATATGGATGATTTAGAGTTAGCTTGGCAAACTTACGAGTTTCATTCGTCTAAAATATACGATTTAGAGCAACTACATCTTTCTAATTTAAAAAAAATAAAAATTTTTAAACAAAAAAGGATTGCGCCTACCGAATCCGAAAAAGAAAAAATGGTCAGAGCTATAACTCGTTGTTGTGATGATTTAATTGTCCATTATAAAAAACAAATCAACTCAATTAAAGATTTAATAAAAATTTATAAATCAAATGGAGATGAATTGGAATTATCAATTACTGATGTTGATTTTTTAAATGAGCTTATTGATGTAACCGCTACTTTGATGGAAGAAATGAATAAATACAAATTAGAAATTAAAAAATTATTTGATTGACAGATTGGGTTTTCTTGTTTAATGTGTTTCTTATATGGAATACGCTGAAATTACTTACGATGAATTAGGTTGTTATGTTGGCAAGAAAGCAGTCGTGCTAGTTAGCCAAGATTGGTTAGACTCGGTCAAGTCTACTATTGATGTGAAGAAAGAATGCACTAAGTGCAAAACTAATTTACCATTAAAAGAATTCAATACCGATAAGCGAAGACTCTTTGGCAAAAGGTCGCAATGTAAATCTTGCTATAAAGATGGCTCTTATAAATCAAACATAAATAAAAAAGAATCGACTCCAAAAATCGAGTTCAATCTTACTGAATTATGAATCACCTTTTTTTATGTTGTCTATCGCCCAAAGAGGTTGCAGATTTGTATAATGAAAGCATTCGGCTTGTTGCTTTGGGTCTGTCAAATCAAATGAAGCGCATGGCTTTATATGGTCAATATGCCAACCATCTATTCCATAGTTATCCCAAGTCATGCCTTTTTGCCATTGTGCTTCAAGATGCTTTATGCAATCCTCAAATGAGCATCCAAGAAGCTCAAGAGTCGATGCTGATTTATAACCTTTAATAATTGTACCATGCATTCTGCACCTTAAAGCATTTTGAATATTAAATTCGGGATTGTCTTTTCTTTGTTTTGCTCTCCACTTCTTTTTGGATTTTAATTGACGGCTTTTGTTTTCTTGATACCATTTTGCATTGTATTCCGCTCTTTTTTCTTTGTTTTCTTCTCTATAATCTTGAAAATAATTTTTATTTTTTGCTTGCCATTTGCCTTGAGCTTTTTTAGAACATGATTTACATTTATATTGATCTTTTGAAAAATTTTCCACTAGCAATGCCTGTTGGCATTTCCCACACCATTTCATCCCTAACGATTCTAAATATTTTTTTTCTTTTTTGTTGACTTGCTTCCCTTTTATGCTAAACTTCATATTATATATTACACATAAAATTCAGTCTTACCTTAAAAATTATGAATAATAACTCTCAAAAATACTTCCCCGATCTCATTGGTCAAGAATTAGTCAAGAAGAAACTCTCTTTTTATATTGACGCTTTTCACAAAACTTCTCAATCTCCATTTCTATTGATGGTGGGTGCGGCAGGACTTGGCAAAACAGAGTTCTCAAAAGCCTATTCCAAAAACTTATACAATCAAGATGGTGAGAAGAGAACTTTTCTTGAAATAAATTGTTCGACAATAAAAAATAACGAAGCATTTTTTGAGCAAATATTTCTTCCAATCATAGCAGATAACGAAGTAACAATATTATTTGATGAGTGCCATGCTCTACCAAAAGATTTGACTATGGCTTTTCTTACCATCTTTAATACAGAAACAAAGTCTCGTAAAACATTTACTTTGGATGGTAATAATTTTGAATTTAATTTTAAGCAACAAACTTTTATATTCGCAACGACTGAAACTGATAAGTTGTTTCCACCATTAAAAGATAGATTGACTACAATAGATTTCGAGCCATATAACGAAAAGGAACTTTCTGAAATAATTAAATTGTGTGCGCCCGAAGTTGATTTTACAGAGGAATGCTTGAAAGAGGTTGCGACTACCATTCGTGGAAACGCTAGGAGTGCGGTTAAGAGAGCTAAAGAGATCAGCTTATATTGTGGATCAAAAGGAGATAACCATTTTAACTTAATTGATTTCCAAAAATTATCAGATCATGTAGGCATTCTGCCTTATGGTTTAACAAATACAGAAAGACAAGTTTTACAAATATTAAAAGGTTGTGGCTCTTCTACGCTCACAGGTTTATCTGCAAAGCTAGGTTTGAGTAAAACTGCATTACAGAGAGATCACGAATTATATTTGTTAAATAAAAACCTTATTGAGATTGATGGCAAGCGCAAAATTACTGCCAAAGGTATGAAATTATGTGACTCTTTATGAAACTTGACGATAAACAAAAACATATCTTCTTGAAATGTACAGAAGAATTAAACGAACTAGCAGTTGAATTAATTCAATCAGTAAATAAAGAAAATAAAAATAATTGGGGTAAAATATTTGACGAGATAGAAGATGTAGAAAAATACATTAAGTTATTAAAGAATGTTAAAAAGACTAATGACTAGATTTTTATTGACTTTTTATGTACTATAACTTATATTTAGAAAATGAATCTACCAAGTGATCCAATGTTTTATTTTACTTTTTTAATTGTGTTTGTTTTTTTATTGGATTTAACTTTGATGTTTTTAAAAAAATGAACGAAGAGCATTGGGGGTTTATATTAATAATAATTCTAATAATGATGTTAATATTATGGAAATAAAAAATTATAAAATAAATTTTACAGAAGAAGATATAATTACTTGTATCACTAACGAGGCATTTAATAAAATTTTTAAGAAAGAAGATTCAGAAGATTTCAAAAAGATTCTTGAACTCGCAAATAATCATTGTGATGAGGGTGCTGAAGAATAGTTTATTAATTTTTATTGTTAATTTATTTGTGTCTTGCGCTTATAAAGAAAATGCATCTATAAATAATTTTCCTCCGCCTCCGCCCCCGCCAAATATAAAGCCCGATCTTCCTGCGCCTACTTACATACCATCTTTTCCCAAAGATTTTGTGGTGCAAATAAATCCGATACCTCACCCTTTAAGTATTGATGGGCAAATACCTTTTGTTGTTTGGGTAAATGGAAAGCGGTTAGAATTATCGGGCGCACAAGTGAAACACCTAACTCAATCTTTAAATATAAAATACGAAAAACCTCAAGATACTGCTGAAATACACGATGGAGAAGGATGGCTAGAGCCTTTAAAAGAAGTTGAGCGATAGCAGATGGAAGCAACTGATTTAAGTGTATAACATAATGTGAGAAAAATTTTAAGAAAATTATTTGATTTTACTTTAATGTTTTTTGCTTTTTGGTATTATTTACTTATCGAACCAATAGTTAAGTATTTTCGGGGGTATTAAATAATAGATATACTATTTAAAATCAATAAAAATAAAACCCAATGCAATAAGCATTGACAAGAGTAAAAAAGCGTTCCAAAGTTGCTCGAAGTCCATTTTATTTTTTGTTGATATTTTCGTATAGTTTAATAATATCTTGTCTTCTATCTTCTAGGAGTTTTTGAGTTTGCTCCCATCTTTCGCAATCTCTTGCGCTATTTTTTGCTAAATCTACTTCCATTCTTCTTAATTTAGAAGATATTTTTTCTATTTTTGCGCTCTCTTTTTTCAGATAAAATGCCACAACTGAAACCATAGCGCCAATTCCTATTACGATCATTTTTTCCATTTCCATATAACAATGTACACAAAAAGACTTGACATCCATTCATTTCTCTAGTAAAGTGAGGGTATGACACATATATTAGGACTTACTTGTATTAGCGAACAACTCAAAGATAAAGATAAGAAAAAATACTCTTTTCAAACCATGACTCGTAAAAGATTTAACGATCTTTGTGTAAAACATGGTAAAGATGAAGCGATCAAACAATTATCTGATAGGATTTTGCATAATGTTATTGTCACTCAATATATTATTAATCATTGTAACACTTCAAATATTAGGCATTATCGCCTTAGTAGCGCTTTATTTCCTCTCCTTACCGATCAGACTTTGGGATTATCTCTTGAAGATTTACCGAACCATGCTCGTATCGAGCAAGAATTAAGATTCGCAGGTTTAATAGCTCAAACATTTAAAATTTCTATCGGCTCTCATCCCGATCAATTCAATGTACTTGCTTCTTGTAATCGAGAAGCAGTCAGCAGAACGATAAACGAATTGAATTTTCAAGCAAGTATTCTTGACAAGCTAGGTTTGCCTCAAGATCATACTGCACCAATGAATATTCACATTAATTATACCCCACAAGCAGATGAGACATTGGAACTTGTTGCGACTAGATTCTTCCGTAATCTGTCTATGTGCGACAAAGGTGTTTACAATCGTCTTACTATTGAGAACGAAGATAAGGGTTTCTTCAATGTAGATAATTGCATTAAATTTAGTGACTATTTATTTGAAACATTCGGGGCGAATATTCCTGTCTGCTACGACAATTTACACGACTACTGCAATCCATCCGAAGATCATAATGTTGCATTTCAAGCAGAGCGTTGCGCTTACACATGGGTTAATCAAGGAGATGGTGACAACAATTTCATTGCGCCTGTCTTTCATTGGTCAGAAGGTAAGCCCGAAAAACCTCGTTCTCATGCAGATTATTTTGCTTTAGGCAATATTCCACCTGTGATTGCCATCGAGCCAAATAAGGAAGCTAAGTGGGAATGCGAAGTAAAACAAAAAGACAAAGCAATACAAATTTTGCGCAATAACTTAACTACCGCATGAAGAAAACAAATAGAGAATTATCTATTGGAGATTACATCAAAGAAAAATCTTTCAAATTAAAAAGAAGGGTCGGAGAGATATTATCTGTTTTATCTGATAGCGAATCTGATCCTACTTTTGAATGCGCTCAAGTTGACCCAAAAACTCTTAAGCCAATAGAAAAAATGATTGGAAAATTTAAGAGTTTTAAAATAAAAAGAAGTAAATGCAAGCCATATACTCCTAGAAATCAATTATTCCAAAAGAAAGGTTTTTCTTTGGGGGCATTTATTAAATATAAATCAAATGGCAAAATTAAATACGGAAGAATTACTTGTTTTTTAAACCAAGAAGAAGGGTTATATCCACACTCTTATGATTTAGGAAAACATAATGGAAAAGATTTACTAGAATGTGTTGAAATAAATCCAAATAATTTAAGTAGGATTTTAGATTCAGATGATAATCCAAAAATTTTTGTAGCCAACCCAAATAAATGCAAATCAGTTGATGCTTTAGTGAAAAATGATAAAGGTGAAGAAATTATTCCAATAAGACTTGACATTTAATAGAAACTAATATAAGGTAATCGTTATGAACAGATTTGAACTAGAAGACGCAATGAGTGACTTGCACCAAATAGGTGAAGACATAGAAACAATCATATATGCTATTGGAGATTCTCCAATTAAACATACCGAAGACCAATTATTAAATATGTTGATCGGAATGAAGCAACTACATAATACTCGCTATCAAAAAATGTGGGATATATTTGAACAATTAATTAAAAATGGAACAATAACAAATGAGGAAAAACAAAATGATTGAACTAGAAAAACCTTGGCAAGCACCTAAACAAGTTGCTTTAGCAATAATTGATTTAGCATTAACTCACATAAAAAAAGTTGAAGCTAATCCCGAAGTTAAAACCGAAGGAGATAACTTTGACTATTGGAATAGTTATGAATTAGAAGATGGCACTTTTGTGGACTATAATATCCATTGTGGTGATGAATGGGCTAGACTCAAGCAAGATGGATCGGGAGAGTATGAATATACTGACCCTAGCACATGGTCTTGGGATGTTGCTTGCTATGCAGTTAATCCACCGACTGAAGACAATCCGTATCATCAAATAGATACAGATAGAGAACAATATTTATTTAGTTATAATAAGAGTTATGGAAATAGAGAGGTAGAATTTGAAAATGCACTTTAATATATTATATATTTTTATCTTTTTGTTTGGATGTTCTGCGCCAAAAAAGCAACCATTAGCTTTGCACAATTATCCTATTATCAACGATGAGTGTCCATCTTTAATTGAGCGCTCGATAGATAACGAAGAAGAATTGAGGGCGAAAGCGAAGTTGGCAAATATGAGATATGTTGACTATCTTCATTACCTCACTAATGTCCCTCGTGAAAATACAAAAGTATTGGGGGCTAAATAATTGAGTGATATTATTGCAGTAATAATAATCTTGTTGAATATTGGATTGATTTGTGGGATGATTTGTTGGATGTTTTTTTGTTTTTAATGTTGACTTTATCAAAAGTTTAAATTAGTCTATATTTATTATGAGCGGAGAAGGTTTATCGGTAAGTTTTAGAAGAACGCAAGAGACTAAAAAGTCTAATCAAGAACTCCTTGAAGAATTCCAAAAGATTATTTATAGTAGTCGAGTAATGAAACACATGAAATGGTATGGCAAACTTTATAGTGTTGAAATGCGAGAACATGGTGACGAAGAGTTGCAAAAATGGCAACGAGAAGGGGTTGCTATAAAAGATACTTTTCAATTTGAAATTCATGTTTATGAGTCTTGGTATAAAGATGCAGACTTATACGAATCACATGAAGTAGAAGATAGTTTTGTTTCTCTTGCTAGAAAGTTTGCGAACGATAATGCTCTTATGTATTTTCCCGATGGTTTTCCTGCTGAATGGATTGAACAAGAAATAATTGATGGAAAGAAAAATTGGAATCATTATAATGTGAAACCCGATGATAAAAACATTGACAAGATATGCGATGTATGGTATCGTTATGGAATAATGAAATTACAAGCGTTTGACGAAAAAGTTAAATCTGAACTTTTGGAAGAGGCTAAAACAGAAATTAAAGAATTAATGGAACATGAATATGCAAAATAATATAGTAGCAAGTGAAGATATGACAATTCAACTCGACAATAACGATAGTGGCGAAGATTTTGTCTTGACAGGTAAAACTGCATGGATTACAATAGATGGATATTCTTTACATATTAACAATCACGATAATTGTGTTTCAGTTAATCTTTACAAACTAAATCACGAAGCAGAAGATAAACTAGAAGGATTCGATTACCACAAATGAACACAGACAATTCACAAATAAATAAATATATTTTAATTGACAAAACTCTAAGACCATCTTATGCTAAGATCGGTTCAGTAAAATTATCAGACAAAGAAGCAAAGGTAAAAAATTATGCTTTTGCAATAAATAAAGTAAATAAAAAATATATACTAGAAAAGGATTGGAAATGAAAGTAGATAGTTGGTTAACAATCAGGCAAGAAGATGATACAGATGATTGGTCTGCTCCAATCATGTGGTTGGATAATCATTTGGAGTATGACCTCTTTCCATCTGATGATTTAAATATTGATTGGGTGGAAGAGATGGATAAAGATGGCGCTCCGATTATAGAGGATGATCACCTTGGTAGAGATATTTGCATTGAAGTAACTTGTCCATCGAAAAACCTTGACAAGCGTAGAGCAATAGCATATAATATAGACTTTGATTGGAACTAATTATGAAACTATCACTTACAATACATAATAAAACTTTTAGCGTAGAATCTGAAGAGCAATTTGATGGTTCAAACATTAATGAATTAGCCGAGCAATTTAAAGGGTTGCTTGTTAGTGCAGGGTTTCATCCAAGTAATGTAGACGATATGTTCAATACAGAATATCAATGGTTTACTGAAGAAGAAAGAGATGAAAATATGCAAGGTCATTTAAAAAGCAATAAATATAACGAAGGTTATTCAAAAGGTTGGGATCAAGCATTGCATAATAAAAAAGTCGCAGACTTCCAAGACAATCTCTATCGCCCCGAAGATGATATGTTTAGCTAAAATATTATACCATGTTGGAGATTTGGTTAGTTGGTTTTTGCGCTTTAATAGTAAACAAAAAAAATTTACACGATAAATGAAAACATTACATAATACAAAAAATTGCAAATACAGAAAATTCTTGCACACTAAATTAAAGCACGGCAAAATAAGTGGTAAGTTTTACAAGTTTATTTGCAGAAACTTTCCTTATCGAGTTACTGCAAGGGAAATAGAGATTTGTGTTAGAATGGTTCTTGATGGCAAGATGACTGAAAACAAAGCTATTGCTACCCTACAAGGAGCAGGAAATGAACTTAGGCGACAAAAAGAGTTGTACAAATCAAATATAGAATGCAAAAAGAAAATAAGTTCAAGCAAATATTAGATTTTGTATTTGGAACTTTTTTAGCATTGGGGGTATTTTTTTATTGCCTCTTTGCTAGTTTCATGTTACTATTTAACGATGATGAATAAAACCTTATATAATATGTTGAAAAGTTCTGCGCAAGCAGATATTGATAAAGCCAAGATGAGTCTTCATTTACTCGGAAATAAAGCAGTTGGAATCGGGGATCACTCCACCCAAGACTTTTATAAGAACGCAGAAGAAGCATTGGCTCTACTTGATAACGCACAAAGCAGATTAGAAACTTTAGAAAAATTAATTAAAGAAGAAATATGAGAGAAATAATTTTAAAAGTATTAAGTGAAGTTGCTTGTGGAAACACAGGTACTTGTCAAATTAATTTACAATCAGAATCAGCACAAATAATGATAGCTGATAAACTAGAAAAAGAATTAAGACCATTCATGCAATCTATGATGGAAGAAGTTTTTTGTTCTGAAACTGAAACTCATTGTTGTGGGGGAGATTGCCATGCAGATGAATGAACATTACGAAAATATTCAAAAGATTCAAAAATTAATCGAAAAAGAAATTTTTAATAATAATTTTGATATTAACACTTTGAAGACAATAAACGCTCAAATGACAATACTTATTGATAGTTTGAATTTTTGGTTCGCTTATGGTAACGATTTTAGATACAAGTACGACTTAGAGAAGTTTCTTCTTTTTGTGAGAAATTTTAAGTAATTTTTTTTGTTGACATACTTTACTCACTTCTATATAGTGATAAGTATGAGTAAAGATATTATAAACGAATTAAAAGAGTCAAAACTTAAAGAACGAAAACAACTCCTAGAGTCTATTGTTGAATTTAACCCCGAAGCATTATTAGCGGATGGGCTTGAAGGCGCAATCATAGGGTACGATACAAAAGGCAGGGTTATTTATTCTGTTGGTAGTATCATTGATATTCTTGTCGAGCGTGATGGCATGAGTTACGAAGATGCGAGTGAGTATTTTTCGTTTAACATTGAGTGCGCTTATGTTGGCGAGCATACTCCAATCTATATGTACGAGGAATAATTATGAGCAAAAAAATAGAAAAAGAAATCGTTTGGGCGAAAAGCAGAAAGCAGTCTGAATTCTCTAAATTCACAACTTGGGCAAGCTCAAAAGATTGGTGCAAACTTGGGGGCTTTTCGGTAAAAGCGCATGATTTTAGCAAATTCGTTTCGGTAAGCGCTCATAATAGTGATGGAGAATCTTGGAATAGATACTTTGAGATTCCTGTTGACAAGATTGAAGAGTTCTGTAATAGTTTAATGGAAGCAAAACAATTAATGGAAAGTGAAAATAAAAATGAAAACATTTGAAATAGAAATAGCAAGTACAACTTATCGCACTTACTTTATTGATTCAGAATCGAAAGATGATGCAGTCAGTAGGGCTTTTGACGAAATGGAAGCTGATTGGGAAATAAGCAAAGCATGGAAACAAAATGCTGAAGTTAGTTTTGTGGAAGAGCAAGAAAAACCTAAAGATGATTCTGAGCTTGACAAGTTAAACCAAGACCTATAAGGTAAAGATATGAATAAATACGAAGAAGCGCAAAAAATAGATAGTTTGTTTGAAGTTGAAAGTGGGTTAGATACTCGCCTTTTTGAATTGGCGGGATATCCTCTCATTGAAGATCTTGTAGAAAAAATGTTTCAATTAAAAGAGCAAATGAACAAGAGACTTAATGACAGAGCAAAAGTTTTAGGTATAGGTGGAGAATTTGGTGTTGTTGCACCCGATACATCACATTTAAACGATGATGATTTTGGCGCTTTTATTCGGGGCGAAATAAATGAACATGGAGAAAAATTGTAATGAGTAAAATTACAAGCAAAGCTAAAAAAGAAAAATACTTCGTGTTTTCTGTCCCTACGGCATATATCTACGAAATCCAAGCTGAAACAGAGAAGGAAGCTAGAGAAATATTAGTAGAGCATGGGGGCATTGAGATACATGGAGAACAATGCGAAATGCTTGCTGAAGATTATGAAAATGCAGAGTTAGAAGACACTTATGAAATGTAAAAAAGTCTTGACAACATTTAAAAATTAAACTAGAGTACAGATATGAAATATGTAAGAAAGATTTGGAATATTGAGCCACAAAAAATGTTAGACTATATTCTTGAAGCAGACAAATCAAATGGTTTGCACAAAGAAGGAGATTATAGTCCTACATTTTATATTGGTAAAGATTTAGATTATATTCGTGAAGTTTATGAAGATTATAATGGTCTTGATAGTCTTACCGAAGCAGAGCAAATAGAGAATGGATATTATAGATTGGAGATAGCATAATGGTAGAAATTAATTTTTCTAAAACAGAAGTAGAATCTTTAAAAGTTTTAGCGACTTGGAGATGTAAAGGAAAAACACATTTAAAAACAAAATCCTTAATGTGTTCGGGCAGAAAAGATGGTTCAGATTATGATAAAAGTTTTGAAGGTCATTACATGGGGATTTCGGGGGAATTTGCAGTCGCTAGATATTTAAATGGATATTTTGATATCATGCCAAAACCAAAAGGTGATAAGCATAGCGCTGATATAACTATTGGATTTGATAAAAAACTTAGAATTTCAGTAAAAACTACTAAATATTCTCCACCAATTTTAAAATTAAATGGATTGCACGAAATAGAAGATGCTACACATCTTGCTCTTTGCCATTATGAAGAGCCTAAATTAACAATTCATTGGGTGAAGTCCAAAAAAAAGTTTTTAGATAATATGTATAAAAAAGATTTTGGTTATGGACAAAGGTTATGTTTAGGAATATAAAAAGTCTTGACACAGAAATAAAAATAATATAAAGTAAAAGCATGAAAGAAATTATAGGAGACGATTACCCAACTTACGAAGATTCAGTCAATATGACTTTAGCTGAACAAAAAAATAAATCAAGTTATACTTACATGACAGAACAAGAACAAAAGATAACCAAGGAGAACATGGAAAGATTGATTAAAGAAAACTTTGAACTTAGACATCGCTTGGCTTGCATTGCTGATGATATTGAGCTTATTGATAGACATATCCAAAATAATTGTAATAAAAAATTTAAACGACCAAGTTTAAATAAAGATGGTAGTGTTTACGCAGACCAAGCATGGCATAATGTTTCTAACATAGAAATTGCTTGCGATTTAAATGATGACGAACCATTGCATTGGGGTAGTAAAGTTATGGCAGAAAAAGGAAATTATATAAAATAAAAAATATGAAAGTTTCAGAATTAGAAGTTAAAGAAAGTTTTGATGGTGAATTATATTTTCGCTTGCCCGATGATCTATTAGAAAGATTAGGTTGGGAAGTGGGGGACGAATTAAAATTCATTCCACAAGATGATGCCTTTATAATTAAAAAAGTAAAATACGCAAATATTGATCTTGACTTTGACGAAGAAGAGTTGTTAAAATATATGATGTGCGCACACGAACAAAATTTAAGTTTTAATGAATTTGTAGAGCAAGCATTAAAAGAAAGAATAAAAGAAGAAGATGAATAAAAAAACATTACAATCTCTAAAGCGAGAGGAAGAGCAAAAGGAAGAACTGAAAGACTTATGGAAACATATTAAAGACCTCGAAGCAGAGTTGGAGTTCTTACATATTAGAGAACCGCACGAAGTAGAATACATTGAAAGCGTAAAAAATGTGCTTGACAATTTATATATAAAAGTAAATAATCTAAAGCATGAAATTAACTAAATATCAAAAAGCTAGACTCATAGAGTATGGTTGGAAACCATTAATATACAATGACAACGGAATTGTAGATAATACTGCATGGATTGAAATAAACGAAAAACACGAAGATATTTTAGAAGACTTATGTGATCGTTTCCATTTAGATTGCAAACAAAAAAAATTAAAATTATTAATCGTAGCAACACAAGAGGAAGAAATATGAAATTAACTAAAGCACAAAAACAAACTTTAAAAAATCACGATTGGGACATCGTAAGCAATGAACATGGTAACTGCTCTTGGATTAGCGTGAATCCCCAAGACGGAAAAATTTTTGCAGAATTGGTCGAGCATTTTGACTTGACAGGTGACGGAGAAGATATTAAGTTATTGGTTGTAGCAACAAGTGAAGAGGAGTCAAATATATAAATTATGAGAACAACAAAAAAACAATTAAGAGATAGTGATGAAGCGCCCGATGCTGATACAATGCGCTATGATATAGCGGAAGCAGAAGCAATGAATATGAATGTTGGTGAAATTATAAACCTACTTCTCGATGGATGCGTTGGATTAAACGAAATTCCCACTATCGAAATTAAAGATGAATGGAATCAACTTTTCGGAAAAGACTCTTGACAATTTTTAAAATATATAATAGGATTACAAATTATGAAATTAGAACAAGCAATCGAATTAGTTTTAAACGAAGCAGAAGTTTCTGCTCTTGGGGAAACATCAGATGAACATTCAAAAATTTTGAGCGCAGTAGAAATTGTGCAAGCATTCTATGATGAACATGGTCATCATTTTGCAAATTATAAACTTGACAATTAATAATTAATCTGCCATTATCACAACATTAACAATTACAAAAGGAATAAAATGAATTACTTTGAAAAAAAACAAAACATACAATGGAACACTTGGTCGCCCGAAAATGTGATCTTTAAAAGCAACAACATTACTAAAAGATTATTACCTAAAGAAAATGTTCTATCTTGGACTAGCAAAAGTGATCGTGACCAAAAAATGTGTGAACGCACAGGTTGTAAAGCAATTCAACATAGTCCATATGGTGGAAAACCATATACATATTATACTAAAGATAATTATAAAGGAATTATGGTTCAATTAAAAGATGTAAAAGATGATTTTCCATCTGCCAATATTGACTTTATTGATTGGACAGAGCGCAAAGATAGTGTTGGTAACACAAAATGTGGATTAGATATATTAATTTATCTTAATTCTTTTCATAGTAGTTGGGATTGGAATAAATGCCCCAAAACAGGTAATTGGGTTAAAACATCTAAAGGTCAAATTGCACCACTACGAGAAGGTTATCGTATGTCTTATGGTGGACAAGGTGATGCTCATTCTATGGATTTTAATGAATTCCATGAATTAATTCAAATAACAGAAGCAGTTAGAGACTTTCTTGTTGATGTTGTTGTCCCCATGAAAAAAGGCGAACTCTGCGTTGAAGAATACGAATTAATGTCAGCATAAATTCAAAAGAAATGAAAGAAGATTTAACTAAAGAAGAATATCATTTATACGATATTATTAGCGCTTGCGAATCTATACTTGATGATATAGAAAATGGCGCAAAAATTGAGCAATTAGATTTTAATAACCTTGGTTATGTTGATGGGATCATGCTCCGTATGCAACATAATGTTAACAGGCAATTAAATCCAACAAATATTAAAGATGATTAAACTATTGGAAAGTCTACCCGATGTATTTTATGCTATAAATATTATAGCAGGGTGCATTTTAGTCTTGCTTTTTGTTTTGATTATTACTAGCATAGATTCAGATTGATGAATATAGATTACGAGTTACTAGAAGAGCAAAGAAACCATTTGCTATCAATTTTATGGCATGATGATAAAGACCCTCTTTTGAAAAAGAACTTTTGCTCCAAATTAGATAGTGAAATAGGTTGGGGCATCGTTCATCTTTTAGATGCTCTATTAGATGAAAACGAGAAAAATAAACAATGATTACAGAAACACAAATACAAAATTTTCTTTATGAAATAGATGATGAACTGAGTGACGATCAAATTAATTCATTGGCGCAAAAAATATTTAATAATCAAAAAATATTATTTAGTTTATTTGATAAAGTTTCAGACAAGCCTTGTGTTTGTGGATTTTGGGGGGATCAATAATGGCACATGATGAATTTAATAGTGGCGCAAGACATGGGTTCTGCATGGCAAAACTTGCAGTTAGAAATGTTGACAAAGATATAAAGTATCCCGAAACACATGGTGAGCTTGGTGAAATACCTTGGCAAGAACAACAGATAATATATAATGCACAAAAAGATTTATTGTATAAAATATATGAAGAAATTAACAATTTAATGAAGGAAGAAGTACATGAGAACGATTATTAACTTTATAAAAAGATTACCCCGATTATTTCGTAGGGAAAACCAATCAAAATTATCTGTTGTACAAATAGATGAATTAATTGAATTAAATAAAGATGCACTACTCCGTATTGGAGACGATGCAGATTATGATGGCATGGGTAATTACGGAAGATTTCCACCAATTAAAAAATGAAAATACAATTAGGAATAAGAGGTAGCACAGATGCAATCAATCATATCATCATTAAATTAGATGATCTTATGTTAATAAATGCTGACAATTTATTTTTAGCAGGAGACGAAGGTAGAAATAAAACAGGAAAAAATTTAGTAGAATTATTAGATTCCCTATCAAAAGATCACGAAATATCTGTTAGTGAAAATGTTGCAGAAGAAATTGAAAGAGAATTAAACTTAAAAAACAACGAAATTAAAAAATATTCAAAAAAGCCTTGACATAATTTAATTTTTACATTAGTGTGCTGATATGGAATTAAAAAAAGCATCAGCACTCACTCATGTATTAATGCACGAACATGGTTTGTCTAGGGGGTGGACATTTCGTTGGCAAAATAAAAAGCGCTCACTTGGAACTTGTAGTTATAATTCGAGAGAAATTAGATTATCTAAATGGTATGTTGAATTAAATGATTTAGCAGATGTTAAGGATACTATTCTTCACGAAATCGCCCATGCGTTAGCTTATGAGCGTTATGGTTCTCAAAGCATTGGTCATGGTTTTTTGTGGAAAAAAGTTTGCAGAGAAATTGGCGCAATACCAAAGGCTTGCACAAAAGCAGATTTAAATAGACCAAAAAATCATCACAAGTATGTTGACACTTGTTGTGGTTTGACTTTCAGAAAACATAGGTTGAGAAAAAACAGAACATACTCTTGCCCAAAATGCCATGTTGGTTTATTTGTTAGCGAGAAACAAAAAAAAATAGATCGTGCAACAAAAGCATTACTAAATGAAATATTTAGTGCTTGACAACTTTTTATTTTTACTTTAATGTACAATTATGAAAGACGAAATTTTAGTTGAACCAAAAATTCTAAGGAATAGAGCAGAACCACTTTATGTCGTAACTTCTGTTCATGCTTTAGCTATCAATAATATGACTCGCAAAAAAAGTCTTGATGGAGTTGATCTTGACTCTTTAAAACAATTAGGGTTTGCGGTTGCACTAAATAAACTTGACAAAGATGGCAATAAAGTCTATCTTAAACACAACACAAGAACATTTGCAGAGAAAATCAATTCTCGCAAAAATAAATAAGGAGAAAATATTATGGGATTAGATATGTATGCTTATGCTCGTCCACCTCGCAAGAGAAATAGTGATGACGATGTACAAATTGGAGAATGGCGCAAACACAATCGCTTGCAAGGTTGGATGCAACAATTATGGGAATCTAAGGGTTGTCCAAATGCCAATGAAGATGGTGATTTTAATTGTGTTGAGTTGCAACTAACTAAGGCAGATATTTATAATCTTAAAGATGATATTGTGAATTTTGATTTGCCCGAATCAAATGGATTCTTTTGGGGTAGTGATTCATATTTTTGGACAGATGAAAATGACGAACCATATCCCGATAATGAATATTGGTACAAGAGTTCTGATTTAGCTTTTGTCAAAGAGGCTCATAAAATGCTTGACAAAGGTTATCGAGTCTTTTATAGTTGTTGGTATTAATTAACATTAAATATAAGGAAAATTATGAATACGGCACAAGCATTCTTAGCAGACATACAACAATCAATTAAAAGCGCAGAAAAGATAGCAAACTCGATCCCCAAGAAGGGTCTTAATGTCTATCTTGACAAATCTACTATGGTCATGCAGACATTTAATGACCCTAGTGCGTTTGCTCATGCCAAGAAAGTTACTGCAAGAGCAGGTCAATCAAGTTGTCTTCGCAATGTATTAGATGCAGGGGGCAGACTACAATGACCGATCAAGAAAACCAATTCGTAAAAGAACTAATAAACAATATGAATCAAGAAGAATTAAAACATTTTGCTTCTGAATATCTAATTTTATTAATGAAAGATAAGGTTATCTCTGCAAATTTAATGAACTCAAAATTTTTAAGAACTAAAATCGCATGATAAAAGATGCAGAACAATAGTTTTGAGAGTTAAATACAAAGTTTTTATTAAAGAATTATAATTATGCTTGACATATCATGCAAAAACAACTTAAATAAATACATGGAAGAATTACCAACATACGAAGAGTGGACAAAAGACATGGACTTAGAATCTCAAATAAAATTCTATTATGATGTTGACATTGACAATTATATAGGTGATCCTTGGCAAATAGTCGCAGAGATTGCAGAGGAATGCCCTAATTGGTTGGCAGAGTTTAAAGTTAATTTCAAAGAATACTTACAAGAAAGAGAATATATAAAATAAAAGAATTAAAAGAAAAATTAAAATTAGAATTATGAAAGTAATTAAAGTAAGATATTTTGAAACTAATCATGGTGTTGGTTACTCATGCGAAACAGATGTTCGTGGAGTAAGAGTATTGAATGATGGAGTAGGTGGAGCAACTTATCTTGATGGCAGATCATCAGATATACAACCATACGCACACTATTCAGAATCAGATTTAGAAAATTTAATTGACGATTGCGAAAAAAACCTTGACACAATATCACACATAGTATAAAGTTACAACCATGAACGATTACATAGAAAACAATATTAATAAACTACAATACGATAATTTCACAGGAACTTATTGGCTACAAGATGAAGAATGGGAAGAGCCAAGGGAGTTCACAGAAGACGAATTAATTCAAGAAGGAATTTATTTAAATGAATTTTGCCAAATCGCATAATGAATTACATTACAGAAGAAATTAAATTTAAAGTTCCACAAAATGGTGGACATCAATATCGCTTGTATGAGTGTGTAGATCAAATTGCTGATCTTATTGATTTGTATTTCCATACTGCAATAGAAGATACAACTAATATTCACAATTTAATTGAAGAAGAAATTAAATCAAGTAAACTTAGAGAAGTAGAGCATAATAAATTAGAAAATATTAATGGGGGAAGCAAATGAAAGAAGTAATAGAATTAATTGAACAAAAAATTTTAGAGATTAAAAATTATCCAATGACAACACAAGAAGAAGAACAAATGCACATATTAGAAATAGCTTGCTTAAATCACTTATTAAGAGTGGCAAAACAATTTTCTTAAAAAAAGTGTTGACATTATTAAAAACATTTGTCATACTACAATCATAATTTAAATCACACACAAGGAAAAACAATGATAATCACAGAAAACAAAAACAAAAAAGTTATTCAATCACACGACTTCGAGCAAGTCAACTGCACTATTGATGCAGAAGATATGCGTTATGTAGCATCTTTGCTACGAAACAACTATTCTAACACTCGCCTTGCAGTTGTTAGAGAAATTAGCGCCAATGCTCTTGATGCGAACCTTGAAGCAAATTCAAATCGTCCAATCGAGATCAAGCTACCAACTAGCATGAATCCAACTTTTTCAGTTCGTGACTTTGGGGGTGGACTTAGTCAAGAAGATGTATTCAATCTTTACTCAAAGTATGGCAAGTCAACCAAGCGCACATCAAACAATTATATTGGCGCTTTTGGTATTGGTAAGTTTGCGCCATTATCTTATGGAGATAACTTTACTTGTGTTTCGTACAATGGTGGATTAAAAACTTCATACAATATTTTTGTCGATGAAAATGATGACACTAAAATCGTTAGATTATGCGAACCCGAACCTAGTAATGAACCAAGCGGTTTGTGTATTGAAGTTGCAGTTTCAGATGCAGACAAAGATGAATTTAGAAACATTACGCAAAAATTCTTTAAATTCTTTCCAAGTAATGAAATGCCTAAATTTGTAGGTGTTGAAGAAAACTTCATTAAAGATGTTGAATACTCTTTTAGCGCAGATGATGATTCATGGTTTTTTATCGAAAGTGAGAGTCGTATGTATGGTTATGGCAGAGATTATTCTGCTCATGTAATTATGGGTAGGGTTGCTTACCCATTGGATGCTAGTGCAATTAATGTTGGCAACTTTATTAAAGATGAATCAAAAATTAAAGTAATTAAATCTTTAATTAGTTCTTCCAACTTTTATCTTCGTGTTCCTCTTGGTTCTGTTCGCTTGCATCATAGCAGAGAATCACTAGAGTACAATAAGTCAACACAAAAAGAACTTGTAAAACATCTTTTAGTTGTTGCTAATTCTATGCAAAAAATTGCCAAGCGCAAACTTGCTGATTCAGAAGATTTATTTGATGCTAAAAGAAATTATGCTAGAGTTATTAATTCTTTACCATATTCCGTGCAAGACATTTTTAAAAATTCTTTTGAATGGAATGGTATTAAAATTGAATCACCTCATTTTCATAGAGATTACAATTATAATGAAACATTATCAATAACTTGCAGTTCCAAAGAAAATGATGCAAGTTCAAGAAATGGATTCAAAATTCTTTCAAGAAGAGACAATCGTTTATTTTGTGAAGATGACTCTTTGTACTTAATTCAAGATTTGCAATCCTCTCATGGTAACAATTTGAGGGTCAGAACCTTGATGAATGAAAATCCTGCATTGAAAAAAGTTTATATCATCAATGCTATGACTCAAGATGCAGAAGATTACATGGCAAAAGAATGGCACTTTGATTCAATCGACAAGAAACACATTCGTTACACTTCTAAAGTTGACAAAGAAAAACCTCAATTTAGTGGAGTGCGTAAGTCAAATGGTAGTCGAGCAAAAGTCAAGCTATTTAAAATGAGACTTGACAAAGTTAGTTACCAAACTCGCAATATTGATTATTGGGAAAATGTTGAACAAGAAATTGTAGACACAAAAGATATGAATGGAACTTATAAAAGTAAGTTAATTTATATTCCAATAAAAAATTATAAGATTGATTTTAAAGAATTTGAGCTTGATAATATTTTCTCTAAAATGAAAATGCTAAACAAAATGCAATCTGATTCCAATAAAAAATCTTTTGATTTATATGGTGTTCGTACAACTGATTCTAAGAAATTGGACAAATCTCTATGGATTTCTTTTCACGATTTCTACATGGAATATACTAAAAAGTATTTGTTGTCCAATATTGATCTCTCAAGTAGAGTATATACAAAAGAATCATTAGATCAGAGTAATGAATTAATGTCATTTCGTAGACATATTGGAAATTTAATGCACAAAAATTCTTTTAAAGTTAATTCTACTAATGATTTTCTTAATTCTGTTTGTGAAGATTTTCGTACATATCACGATACTCAAGATTTACATTCTCTTCATTTCATAAATTATATAAAAATATTTGATAAGGATTGGCTTGAATCAAATCTCAAGGTTCTATTCACAACTAAAGAATTAATTGATAATTTAAATTTGGTTGTTAAAAAATATCCTTTGCTAGTGAATATTGGTGAATCTTATTCTTCTTGGCATTCTTTCGAGAAAAATGATTTGCTAAAAAACATTCAACAATATATTTCCTTATGCGACAACGCAATGGGAGAGGGGGAGTTGTGATCCCCTCTCCTAAACTTTTTAAAAAAAACTCTTGACAAATCATAGAAAAAACATTATAGTCTTTATATTATTAATTAAGTAAAACAAAAAAACAATTATGAAACAAGTACCATATAATCTTAGCGATAATTCATTAACAATCTTTTGGGATGGCAAACCTTACACTCTTCGTAGTGACCATCCTAATTTCAAACTTGCTCGTCAAGCAATCCTTGATGCAAGATACGATGACTTAGAGAGTCTTATAGATATTACCAAGTCAGTCGAAAACTTTGTAGAAGGCGACATCGAAGTAAAAGATGAAGTAGTTTACTACAAAGGTCATCGTCTTCATGGGGTTGTTGTTGACAAATTGCTTGAGATGCTTCGTGCAGGAATGAAGGATTCTGCTCCATTAGTAAACTTTATTACTAGATTGCAAGCTAATCCAAGCGCCAATTCGGTAAATGAGTTATATTCTTTCTTGAGTTACAAGTCTCTTGCTACAACTCACGATGGTATGGTTCTTGGGTACAAAGGTGTTCAAGGCAATTTTTGGAGTTCAACAGGTAATGCTGATACTATCGTTGTTCAAGGAAAAACCAACGAAAGGCATCAAATTCTTAATGAAGTTGGTGCAACTATTGAAGTTGCTCGTAGATGCGTTGACGATAACAAGGACAATCATTGTTCTTTTGGTCTTCATGTTGGTAGTTATGATTATGCCAATAATTGGGCAGGTTCAGATGGTCGCTTGCTTCTTGTTGAATTTGATCCCCAAGATGCAGTTTCAGTTCCAACTGATTGCGATTTTCAAAAACTTAGGGTTTCTAAGTACAAGGTGATCTCTGATATTACTGACACTAGAAAAGAGTTAAATAAGCCTGTCTACGAGGCTAATAAGCCTATTTACGGATCAGATGATGATGGTGATTGCGGTGATTATGACGAAGAAAATGATTATCTTGACGAACTTGATGAAGATATAGATAATTTTTTAGAGGGTTCTGATAATGATGACCATGATATGGATCAAACTGAAAAAGATGATCTTCGTGAAATGGTAGATGATTATGTACAAAGAAAATTAGATAACGAAGAAAATGTTACTATTAATCATGTTAATTCTTTAAAAATTTGTCGAGATTCTAAAATGACTTGCGCCAAAACTTTTGAATTGTTATTAGATTTGGGGTATGAATTAGAAGAGAATGATGATTTAACAATAAGTCAATTAAGAGTTATAGGTTAATATATGAGCGAGGAAGTTATTGAGTACGAATATATTTATGTCAATAAAGACGGAAGTTTGCCCGATTCAGACGACAAGATAATTGTGGCGCTTTCGGAAGGTGAAGCCGAATATATCAATAACTTCCTCGCTAAACAAAAATCGGATTTCCAATACATTCTTTTAAATGAATTTGAATCCAACTAAAATTATAATTTCTAAATAACTCACAATATAACTTATAAATCATATCTATACCAAGTATACTAATAATATAGTAGAGTATATACATAAATAACTAAATACACTAATTAAGGAAATGTTCATGCTTTTAATATGAATAATAACCTAAATGTAAATAAATAAAGAAAAAAATATATAAAGTAAGTATGTAGATAAATGGTTGATTGTGTAGTACCCGACTTAATTATATAAAATATTTATACAAATTAAAAAAATTCGCCAAGACGATTGGATCGCAAATTAAAAACAAAAAATTTAAACATAAATCAAAGGTAAATAATGAATAAAATAATATTAATAATTTCTAATATATATAATAAAATAAAAACATTAATAAATTTTAATAAAGTAAATAAAATAAAAGAGAAGAAAAAAAGCTCAAATAAAACTCGCAGAAACAGATTTGGATATCCTATTCTTTAATTAAATAAATAAAATAAATAAATAAATTATTAGCGCCCCGATTAATTTAAATATGTAAATAAATAAATACATAAATATTGCCCCGCTTTTTTATAAGTTCGCAAATAATAAAGTAATAAATTTAATTCAATTATTTTGGGCTAATTATAGCTATTTATTTTACTTTTGGAAAGTTTTCATTTATTCTTGTATAATATGGTACATTATGGACATAGAAGAAGAGAGCGTAAAATTCGTTGAGGAACACATGGATACGACCTTTAAGGAGATAATGGGGGCATATATTGTAAAAGATTTATATTGGATTGATAATGAGCCAAATAATATTAGAGCGATAGCGAATATGTTTCACCCCGAAAATAATTCATTAAATAATTTAATTGTTTTATTTCCGCCTTTTAATGCAAATAAATAAATACATAAATACATTAAATATTTTTATTAATAATTTCGCCCGCTTTTTTTATTCTTGACAAATAACAATATATATAGTATAGTATTAAACATGAAAGACAAAAGCCTAGCAAAAGAAATAAACGAAAGACTTGATCAAATACTAGACATTCGATCTGAAATAAAAAGAATGAATGCCGACCTTACTGATGATGTTAAGCTAAATAATATGCAAACAGGCAAGGCGACCACAAAGCAGGAAGCGCTTGATATTGTGGAAGAAATGGTAGACAGGATCAAAGAAGAATTAAACCAAATAACAAATAATGGTAAAAATGTAAAAGATATATTTACAAATAAGTATTATATTAATGATACAATGCAGGATAAAGAACTAATCAGAAAACAAAACAGGAATCAACCAACTAATCCTAATGCAGAATATATTTCTTGGAATAATAAAAGTAATTAATTAGATAAAATATTTTTGTAAATAAAATCGCGCTCTTCTTGATTCATATTTAAATACTTATAATATGCAATTTCTCTTAACCTGTACAATCTTTTTAATGGTGTTCCATTTACATAGAATGCAGTCATAGAACCCGAAAGCTCAAGAGACAAATAATCAATGACAATTTTTTCTAAAATTAATTTTCTATCATGTAATGACATATCATTAAATAATATAATTGCTTTTGATTTGGAAATTATTTTCTTTAAAAACCCCTTTTGCGGATTGATATGATGCAAATAATCCAATACGATTTTCTTTTCATATTTATTCACGAATTAAAATACACCAAATAATTACATAAAAAATTTAATCAATTTATATTAAGAGGCATAGAACCTGTGGATGTCGCAGGGCGAGGGCTTTTTGTTGTTTTGTGTCCCTTCATTTAACACTCTTAATATTTATCTTGACAAATAAAGAAAACTATATTAATGTAAATAACATGAAAAACAAAATTATCTTATTAAGTTTAATATTACTAGGGGGTTGTTCTCAAAAAACACAGATTATGGGTGGATTCCTGTGTGATTGTGGCAGGGATCTGCCTGTTTGGAGAAACAAAATTTGCCCTACCTGTTTTAATTATGATAAAAGATGCTTGACAAGTGAAGCAGAATCTGACATACTAGCTACATATTATTAATCACAACGAAAGGAAAACAATGGCAAACATAGCAAAATGCGCAAGAGCAACAGCAGTAATGAACAAAGTAAAAGGCAACGACCCCTTTGCGTTCACTCGTAGGTTCTTAGGTTATAACGAAGTTGCAGAAGGTATTATTGCCCAACAAAGACAGGCAGATTTAAAACTGCAAAAAATTTTGTTCAATAAAAAAGCAAAGGGGGTAGCATAATGGACGCATCAATCAAACCAATCAACGACAAAGTAAGTATGTTTGCATCTGACGCAGAGTTAGAAGACAAATTAACTAAACAGGAATTAATGCTAATTAAATTAGTTAAAATTGAAGAATTTGCCGATGATTTATATCGGTCTACTCAAAGCGATTATCATGCAGAATTATTTCCTGCTGATAAAAGTTGGTTCAAGATAAAAGAATTACTAAGAGAGTGCAGGAAATTAAATAAATGAATAAATATAATTACAATAATAACTTTAAATATACAGGACAATCAATAAATATACTTGTATGGAATAAAGATTATAAACCATGGAAGAAATAAATTATGAGTAAATATAAAGAAATTAAAAATGGTATAAATAGAGCTTTTCTTGAGGCGGTAGATCAAAAATCAATTGATGAGCTATACGAAACACATCAACTATCTATTTCATTAGATCTTCCGTTGGAAGTACAAGATGATATTAGATCTGAAACTGCGCTAGCATATATTAATAAAATAAGAGAACTTATATTCCTTGATAGCTCGTTATCAGAAAATAACTGCTCAAATAAAGAAAAGAGATCTATAATCAGAGGTATAGTGTTACAATTAGTTGAAGATTGTGAGTCTCTTATTAGTAATGATGACACTAGAAAAAAATATATGCATAACTAAAAAAAGACTTGACAAATAAGGAAAAGTTTAGTATAATGTTTACATAATTTATATTTTGGCACATTGAGAAGAGGCGACTCAAATAAATAAAATTGCCTCAGAATTTTTGTTCTTTAATAGTTTAATAATGTAGTTGAGATTCTTACTCTCACTCTTTTAAATAAGAGTTCTGAAAGTCATTTTAATTACATTAAATTTTAAGTTTAGTTGGGATTCCACTATTCATTCTTTTAAATAAGAGTTCTTGACACCATCCCAATTAAATAATACTTTGGAGATTCTCGACGGAGATCTCCTGTGGGTGACCGAACAAGCCTGTCGTGAGCGGGCTAAGGTATGCAGATCCCTGTGGTGGGGATGGTAGAGTCCAATCGGATGAGCCAAATGACAAATACCATGTCT